GAAAGTGATCTGCGGATTACCAGTAAGGTAGACATCCTGTGCGCCGTAAGCTACTAATTGCATTAATCCTCCACCCATATAATATATAGCAATAAAATAATTCTGCAAAATGTAATTAATTAATTATAAATAAATAAATTGATTATTTAAAAATTTATAATAATAAATATTATAACAGTATGTCAGCAAACGGAAATTATCCTCCGCCACCGTATCGTAAAACCCCTGAAAATTATGCGAATCCTAAACCTATAAACTACGGAAAACAAGTTCGACAAGATAGTCATACACCTAGCGTAAACTACGATAAACACAGAAGTTCTAGTTCAATAAGAGAATCAGAAAATTATGAAGACTATGATATGCTTGATAGTCTCTATAATAGTCGTAAAGAAATCAGTAACCAACATAGTAAAAAAAATAATGGAGGAAAAAATACTATAAATATAAATTTCACACAACCACCACCCCAGGTATATTATGTTCCTAAACAAAGGAAACAAGTAAGATATCATGGACCGGTTGTAAATACACCAACTCCATATAGTATACAAAAAAAATATCCTAATCTTAGTATTCAAGAGAATTATAGTGAAGAACGCCGCCTACTTGAACAAAAACATACACAAGAACTATTAGAACTGGAAGCCAGAAGGGTCTATCCTTCACTTTACAAAAGATAAATTATAACACAGTTCTCGTTTCGCTCTTATAGCAGTTTCTTCTATAACAATAACATCTTTACAACTACTACACCACATTTTATAAGGCTTAAATGATATTTCTTGTTCTATAAGACGTAGTGATTTATATGCAGATTTTTCTAGTTCTTCAGGTGCCGTATTGTGAATGGTATCTATATCTAATTTGTAGATTTTAGAATAATATTTTTCTTCTATATCCCACATCCTATCAGCAAGATTCATAAATGCTTCCTCAAGTACTGTAGGGTTCTGTGTTTCGTAGTAAGCCATGGTGTGTTTATATGTGTGTGTGAGTTCATAATTTTAAATATTAATTTCAATTTTTTAATCCTTTACAATTAGGTATTCCAAATATAAATTTGTACATATCCCAATTTTTAGTATATTCTCCTTTTTTATCTAAATAATAAATAATAAACCCAATTAGTATAGTAAATAGGGAAACATTCGATATTATTTTATTTATTTTTTCTAAAAACTTCGTTTCCTTTCTTATTGTTTTATAGTATTCTATATAGTTATTAATAATGAAAATAGTGAGTATTAATAGAGAAACAATCGCTGTAAAGTATATATTCATTTTGTTAAACATTATAAAGATAGAATAAAGTAGTAATGTATTTTTTAGTTTAGTAATAGGGTGTTTTATTTTAGAATCATAAATATCCATAGAAATATAAATAGATATTAGCTGTAATAGATGTTTAAAAAACATACTACTTGATAAAAGTTGTTGTGTATTGCATCCAAGTATCTCAGCAAAAAAATTACCACTCAGTGTTAATACAACCATTAATATACTTTTAACATATCCTTCAATCATTATTATAAAGTTATATAAAATTTACAGCATCTCCGGTTCTTTTACTAATATAACCAGCCCTACAGTATTCTATTTTATTTTTATGGAATATATATTTTGCCTTTTTGTAATTTTCATCATCCAAAACAATCATAAACCCAATACCACAATTTAGCGTTCTATACATTTCTTCATCTGAAATATTTCCCTGAGTTTGAATATAACTAAAATGCTGTGTAATAAGATTTTCCTTATAAATGTTCATACACTTATCGTCTGACAAAACCCTAGGTGGATTATCAATAAGACCACCGCCAGTAATATGAACAAGTCCATTAATAGTAATATCATCTAATAGTTTTATCTCATCATAATAGCATCTGTGTGGTTGTTTTACCCAGTCTACAAAAGATTTATTCAATTCTACATCTTTGAATATTTTTCTAAGCAACGAAAAACCATTTGTATGTAATCCATAAGAATAAAGTCCAATAACATGGTCGTCTACTTTAATATTTTTTTTACCATCAATAATATCTTCCCTTTCTGCTATACCCGTTATACACCCTGCAATATCTATTTCATTTTTATTGTATATATTAGGCATTTCTGCTGTTTCGCCACCTACTAATGGACATCTGTATTTGGTACAAGTGCGGGACATACCTTCGATAACATCTAGGATGTGTGTTTTATCTAATTTTTCACAAGCAATATAATCTAGAAAATAGAATGGATCAGCTCCCTTTACAAGAATATCATTAATACTATGTGCAACAATATCTTCGCCAGCAATTTTATAAACATCTTTCGTCAATTTAGACAGGAAAGAAGGTTTGCTACCTACCCCATCAATACTAGAAATAAACACGGGTTCTTTATACTGTTTAGGTATACCAATAATACCACTATAATCACCAATACTATGGAAACAGTTATTATTAAAGGTTTTCTTAATAAATGGTGACATAGATTCAACTATGTTTTGTGCTTTGTCTATATCTACACCACTACCAAGATATGAATTATCCTCTTCCGCTTCAAGACCTATATCATTCCTAAATTTAAAATTAGTGAGTTCTAGTTTAGAATTAATTTTTTTAGATATAAGATTTAAATCATTACCCTTTTCAAAAAACACAAGGGTTCTTGATGAAGTTGAAATAATTAGATTTTCGTATTTATTTACAGAAGACAGAATAATATTAGATTTATTTGCGTTGTACCAATTGGGTTCAATTTCATAAATACTCTCATTCTTTTCTGGATAAAAATTGGGAACAAGATATTTAGAAACCATATTCAAATTAGAATAAATAGGTGTAATATAAACTAATCTATTATATATAATACCTTTATAGATATCATATAAACTAGTTTCAAGCAATTCTAGTGCATTAATACATTCTGGGTCACCATATCTAGAATTAAATTCAATTATTTTTATTTCTCCACTATAACACTTTATATAACTACCATAAATAATACCTTTGTAGAGTTCTTTATTATCTTTGGTCAAATATTCGACTGTTTTACAATTAATTTCCCTAGCGGCCACAATGTCGGATTCTGTTAAAAATGGAGCACGATGATTAGAATAAGAAATACATCCCATACTACCTGTATTTGGACTATTTTCCTTTTCTAGTTGTTTAAAATCTGTTATTACAGGCATATGAGAAAAATAGGTACCATCACTGTAACTCATTAATGTAAATTCATCTCCTTCAAGTTTTTCTTCAATAAGAACAGTGTGGTTATTATTTAGTAAATCAAGAGTATACATAAATCCTTCAAGATCATTTTTGAAATGAACACCTGATACTTTAACTCCCTTACCAGAACACAATTTAGTAGATTTAATAACATACTTAAAATCGAGTTTTTCACAAAATTTATAGTAATCTTTTATCTGTTCATGGGTATTAAGTGATGTAAAATGTTTGTAAATGGGATTATACGGAGATGAACCATTTTTCTCAATAAGTTGCCTTGCATAAAATTTATTTGTTTCTATTCTAGCTAATTTTTGACTAGGTCCAATACATTTAATATTATGAGATTCGAGTAAATCAACAATTCCAATAGCCAAGTATTTTTCTGGACCAATTACAGCATATTTTATCTTATATAATTTACAAAATTTTAGTAAATTATCGAGATTGGAAATAACCGAAAAATTTTCCACGATAGATAAAATTTCTGGGTTTTTATTATTCCCAACACAATACAGTTTTACTTTAGGGTCATCCTTTTTTAGTTTTTTTATAATAGCAAGTTCTCTGGCACAAGAACCGATTACTAACCAACTCATTAGTTATAGTTTATTTGTAGTATTTAAATATAATTTAAAATTACTATTATTTTCTGTCTTGGTTTGAATAATTTTTATAATAAGATTACCTCTTTTCTCTGAGTATGGTATATATAATCCTTTATGTTCAATTGTATATGACTCATTAAATGGATAGTTGCATTCAAATGTATATTTATTTTTATCCAGAAACTCAAATTCATGCTTGATATCATTTTTATCATCACTAACAATATAATACAAAATATCGTAATTATCAAATATATGGAAGTATTTATGTGGTTTTGAAATAATACGTACAATAATATCACCGGGTCTTTTGTGTTTTACTTCATTAGATTCACCAGAGAATGCTACAATTTTTTCACTACAATTAAATACAAAACATTTTTCCTGATCGAAATAAATTTTATTATTACAAATATTACAAAATGTTCCTTTATTAGAGAAACATTTAAGACATTTCCTTTTCCTAACCAAATTTATAAGTTTTTCTTCACTATTATAAATATCTTCCAACTCAACATTTACATTAATATTAATATTGTCTGTTACAACTTCACTAAATATATTATCATAATAGAATCTAATTTTTTTAATATTTGAATACATTGTGTCAAACAATTCATTAATATCAATATTTTTAGCCTTTTTAAAAATATTATTTAAAAACTCTCCTTTATTTATAAATGATTCTGTAAATTCCCTAAAATCATCGTTATTATCATTATTATTAAATCTACTAAATTTATTATGATTTTTTTTAATATAAATAAATGCAACATTTATCTCCTTAAATTTTTCGGTTGATTCTTCCGCATTTAAAGGATTTCTATCAGGATGGAATTTTTTTGCGAGTTCTTTATATCTTTTAGTAATATGTTCTATACTATCATCCTCTTTTACTCCTAATATATCATAAGAATTCATAAGGTTATATGTAATAAAAATATCCTTTTTAAATAAAATTGAAATATCATTTAAAGATGATAATAAATATAATAACAATGGAGGGGATGGAATTGCCACCTAACCTCAGAATATCTACAATTACAGCTACAAGTAAAATTAATTGTCTTGTAGACATAGGGAAGGTCTATGAATCACTTGAAATAAATGACCATTTTAAATATATAGAATACGGTAATCAACCAAACAAAGGTACATCGCAAAAACATATTTCTGAGAAAAAAAAGAAAAACAAGAAGGTTTTCTTTAATCAGATTACTATAGAAGTTTGTTGTAATGGTGTTACTAACAATATTAAACTGTTTAATAATGGGTCTATTTCTATGACTGGTATTAAAGATATAGAAATCGGACAAAATTCTATTAATATTCTATTCCGATACCTTTTGTCTAAGGATACATCTGTGTTTAGTGCTCCTGAACCAGAAATTATGTTTTTCAAAATAGTTCTTATTAACAGTGATTTTAAATTAGATTTTGAGATAAAGCGTTCTGAACTACACCAAATTCTCGTTAATGAACATGGTATTTATTCTTCATATGAACCATGTATCTATCCTGGTGTAAATAGTAAATATTATTGGAACAGTAAGTATATGGATAAAATCACGTTCGCAACTGGACATAGTTTTAGATTTAATTATCTATCAATAAATTTTAATATGTTAAGTGCCGATATTCAAGAGAAACTATTTAATGACCTTAATTGTGTACAGTATAAAATGGATATAGCTAAAATGATATCGAATATAATAAAACTTGACGTAGGTCATAATGATATTGCTTTGAATACAGATCATGAGTATCTTTCGGTTGATGTAAAAACCTCTAGTTTGTTTGAGAATACAGATATTGACGCTATTATCAATAGAATCGATAACAATATTAAAGAAAATAATATTAAGTTAGAGATTAAATATAAACACAGGGGAGCATGTTATTGTGATGGTTATTGTTTAGGAAAAGGTAGTGGATGCGGTGAAATGGAATGTAAGAAAGTTACTGTGTCTGCGTTCCAAAGTGGAAGTATTATTATCACCGGTGCAAACACCACAAGACAAATATATGATTCTTATCATTTTATCAATAATGTAATCCATAACAATATAGATACAATTAAAAAGGACACGACCTCACAAAAAAAGTTAGACGAAATTATTTACATTAAAAAGTCCTCTATCATATATAAATAAATAGTTATAAATATAGGATAGTATATATTTTTTTATAACTTTATAGTATATGTATCAAGGATTATATAATTATCAGAATCGCTTTAGACCACAAAAATCATCCTTTGGGCAGTCATTTCAACAGTTTAAACCCCCTTCATCTCTTAATAGCTATTCCAAAAGTATAAATGCTCGTTTTAATAAAACATTTAAAAATAAAGTAAAAACAAATAAAATTCTTAAAAAAACTACCCAAAAACTTAAGAATTTACAGTTTAAATCATTAGAAAAAAAGGAAAGGGAAAGAGAAAAGGAACGTAGAGTCAAAAAATTTATTCCACAATTCTCAGACAAACAACGGAAAATGGTGGAACGACTTATACTTACCTCTAAAAAAATTAAGTCTAGTAAAAGAAAGGGATTAGTAAGTAAATTAAATAAAGCTTCTAAGAAAAAAACACCCAACTCATTTAGAAAAAAACTATTAAATATTCTTAGAAGAAAACTTACAAAAGACGAACAAAAAGAACTTGATTTATATTTGCAAGTAAGTTATTACGACGAAAATCATTTTAACAATAACAATAATAACACCAACAATAATAATAATAACAACAACAACAACAACAACAACAACAACAACAACAACAACAACAATAACAATAATAACAATAACAATAACAATAATAACAATAACAATAACAATAATAATAATAACAATAACAATAACAATAACAATAACAATAACAATAACAATAACAATAACAATAATAATAATAATAATAATAATAATAATAATAATAATAATAATAATAATAATAATAATAATAATAATAATAATAACAATAAGTGTAAAAAGGATAAACAATTGAGATTGATTTCTAATAATACACAGACTATAGATTGTTTAACTAACGATAAGAATAGTTGTAGTGCTCCATGTAGATGGGAATCAAATTTGGGTAATGGTATGTGTGTACCAAGTGCAATTAGATTGGAGAAAAAATGTATGGATAAATCCTTTTATGGATGTAGTAAACCGTGTAAATGGTATGGTAATATAAAAAAGGGTGTTTGTAGAAATACTTACTATAATGATAAAGATCTGGCTTTAGAATATAAATTAGTATCGTCTGAAATAGATCGGTTTGAGAAATTTAAAAATATTCTAAGTAATAGAAGTAAAACGATTGTATTTAGTATAACAGATAGAGTAAATAATATTAACAAAAAATTAAAGATGTTACTTGAGAAAGAGAAGAAAATAAATGTAAAGGATGTTACACTAAAGGAATCTGTTTTTGAAAAAAATATGGAAACACTAAAAAGATTACGCGAAGAAGAATTTAGATTAAACAAAGAGAAACTAAAATTAAATAGTATTTTAGGTAAAATTAATAAAAAATAAACTATATTTTACATAAAAAAAATTGAATTAAAAAAAAACCTTGTTAAAATATTAATGACGCAAGATGGAACCCTCAAGGAACAAGTACCCATACCAAATCAAATATATTATTGGCGGAACGAAGGTTTATAAGATACGGAAGGAAATAGTTGCTTTGAAAATGCTTGAACAAACAGTAAAAATGACAAGGTATCCGACTGACCTTAGAAAAAGTATACTACAAAGGAATCTTACAATACACTATTTCAATACAAAAACAAGATTCGTAAATCTTTAGGGTCTTAATGAAAATATTATAGCACAATAAATGACAAAAATAATAAAGAAAAAGGAAGTACAAATTCGTTCTACTATAATAGCTAAATTATCACAATCCTTTTTATGTAATTCTTCTTCAGACTGATTAGATTCTACAGAATCTATAGAATCAGCTTCATTGTTTCCTTTTCTTTTTATTTTACATGATAGATTGTATTTATCTAAAAGTGAAATAATATATTTAGCTATTTTGCTATTTTTGTTAGTATAATCATGCATAACCCCTATAAATACAGTTGAATAAACGATAAATAATGCGAAAAATACTAATCCTATTAACATTTTAGATAATAGTGGTTTAGTATCAGTTTTCGGTAGATTTTCTGATAGTATAAGAAGGAAAACTATTATAGAAAGCATTACAGTAACAGCATATGAGATACGTTCACCAGAATCCCACGGTATAAGTAGACATATAATCATAAGAGTTGAAGTAGCAAATGTTGGGAGTATTATATTTAAAACATAATATCCATATTTTCGTTTTAATGTAATTTTATAAAATGAAGACTGAAAGGTTTCAGCACAACATTCATAAACTTTTTCTTCTATATAATGTTCCGTTTTTACTATAGTCCATTCTTGGTTTGACTGATAATTAGTTAAATCTATAGGAAAATCAGCATTTGATAAATTTATTTGTGATGTATCATAACTCCAACTTCCAAACTTATAAGAACAAATTTGAGTGTCAAATGGGAAATTTTCCAAATCGAAAACACAACTGGTTTTTATCATACCAGGTCTAGACCAGATTATATCACCATTACTATAAATTATAGCATTCGTTTTTAGTAATTCATCCATAGGTTTTTCGGCGGTGTTATAAATAAATATATCAGGCGTCCATATAGATCTTTCTAGTTCTGGTTCAGTGTATGCAGTAATTTTAGAAACATTCCATATAGATTTATTCCATTTTATATTTTTATCATTCCACCAATGCCTAAGCCATATATTTGATGTTATAGTCCCATCTACCTGATTAATATTATTTAGCGAACGAATAGCAATTCCTAATTTTATATTTACCGTAGTATTCGGTAATATATCCCTTGTATAATTTTCAAAAACTAATTTTTTTACTTGAATTTCAGATGAATAACCAAATCTAAATAAATTTAACAATATAATCAGTAACATTACTTTAATCTAGAAACTATTATAATAAATCTATTTAAGTAAATTACTTTGATTGTTTAATATTTTAAAAATTATTAATAAATTTAACTTAAGTATTATTTTATTACAAATCTAATGATTATTGAATATATATGGTTAGACGGTATCGGAAATTTCAGATCTAAAGTAAAGGTTACTGATAAACTAATTAAAAGTATAGATGATGTCCCATTATGGAATTATGATGGTTCAAGCACATATCAATCAGAAAGCAAAGATTCTGAAATAATTTTAAAACCTATTTTACTTACAAAAAATCCTTTTTTTGGGGAAACAAATGCCTCATTTGTTCTATGTGAAACAATAACAAATAATGGAGACCCTATAGATACACGAAGAGATGCACTAAATATTTTTAACAAAAAACTAGAATTAAAACCAAAATTTGGTATAGAACAGGAGTTCTTTCTTATTAATCCAGAAACAAACAAACCTATTGGATTCCCAGAAGTAGGTCTTCCAGAAGAACAAGGTAAATATTATTGTTCTGTTGGTTATGATAGATGTTTTAAAAGGAATTTTTTAGATGAAGCTTTAGAAATATTATTAGAAATGGGTGTTCCACTAACTGGATATAATATGGAAGTTTGTCCTGGTCAGATGGAGTTACAGGTTTGTGCAGATGGTATTTTAGCAGCAGATTATTTAATGTTAACCAGATATGTTCTGAATAGATTAGGGGAAAAACATAAAGTATTAATCGAATTTGGTTCAAAACCAGTAAAGGGTGATTGGAATGGTAGTGGCTGTCATGTTAATTTTAGCACAACAGAAACTATGAAACACAATAACTATGAAATCATTTTAGAATATATAGAAAAATTAAAATTAAATCACAAGAAACATATAGAAATATATGGAAATGATAATAGTGAAAGACTAACTGGAAAACACGAAACATCTGATCTGAATACATTTACATATGGCGTTGGTAATAGGAACGTATCTATAAGAATACCTAATGAAACCTTTAAAAATCAGTATGGTTATATTGAAGACAGACGACCTTCTTCTTCGTGTGACCCATATTTAGTTACGGGTCAAATTTTTGAAACGTGCTGCTTAAATTAATTATACTTTATATTTTTTATGAATATTTAATAACATTTAAGTATAAAACAAATATTTATTATAACTAATTTAACTATGGACCAATATAATTTTGATCTAATATCTGAATATGTAGATAAAGTAAAATTAGATATAACGAATCGTGTAGATAAATATATAATCGATAATGACAAAAGATTAACGAATCATATTTACTTGTGGTGTTGGTAATATTTGTAAAATATATATAAGATTATATTTATTATTTCGTTTTAATTAAATTAATTCTCTAGAATTATTTTCTTAGTATATAGTATACAAAAATGGGTGGAGGATTAATGCAACTCGTAGCTTATGGCGCACAGGACGTTTACCTTACAGGTAACCCGCAAATTACTTTTTTCAAGGTTGTCTACCGCAGACACACTAACTTCTCGATGGAGACTATTCAGCAGACTATTAATGGTTCTAGTGCTATCTCGACGTCTAGCAATAGCTCTGGTACCGTGACTATCTCCAGAAATGGTGATCTTGTCCACAAGGTTTATGTCACTTCGGACACTGAGGGTATTACCAGTGGTTCGGAGATGGTCAATCAGGCCGAGCTTGAAATCGGTGGTCAGATGATTGACCGCCAGTCGCAAGAGTGGATGAATATTGTTAACGAACTTACTACTCCCCGTTCCAAGGCTACTGGTTTGAAGAATATGGTTGGCGATGTTGGTAGAACTAGTAATGATGCGACTGATAGTGGTATGGTTCAGGTGCCTCTCCAGTTTTGGTTCTGCCGTAACCCTGGTCTTGCCCTCCCTCTTATTGCTCTTCAGTACCACGAAGTTAAGATTAAGCTTACTTGGGGAACGTTGGCTGATGTTGGTGCTCTTGCGAGCGTTAATGTTTGGGCTGACTACATCTACCTTGACACTGATGAACGCCGCCGTTTCGCCCAGGTTTCGCACGAATACCTCATTGAACAGGTTCAGGTGCACACTGCCAGGGCGTCGGTGACCAACCGACTTAACTTTAACCACCCAGTGAAAGAGCTTATCTGGACCAGTAATCGTGAAAATTCCTACCTCAGCGCTAAACTAGTTCTTAATGGACATGATCGCTTTTCCAGCCAGCAGGAAGAATACTTCCAGCTCCGTCAGCCATTTGACTACCACACCGCCATTCCTAACCAGAACCTTTCTGTTGCTGCTGCCGCTTCTGTTCGCTCGTCGACGACAGCTGCTCTTACTGGCGGTGATCTGGAGATGGATGGGGACCACACCGGCGGTCAGATCACTCCAACTACAAATGCAGTGGCTATTGGTACCAACACTGACCCTACACTGCTTGTCACTTCCGCCTTTTCCAATATTACGGCTACAAACAACCGTGACGAGTCAATTGTCCATTATATTATACCGGACGCCGACCTTGAAACTCTTGAGGTTGGTGATTTGGTGAGAGTAGTAACCACCGGGACGTCTGGTGCTGGAACTGTTGTTGCAACAGTGATGAGACACCTGACGGTCACTGCTGCGAACGCTGGTGATGGCACCATAAAGGGGGACGCGGGGAACGGTGGACAAGTATTCGCTTTATCTAAACCACTACTTTCCTCCGCCGCGCGCGCCGGAGACACCGCCGATTTCGGTATCTCACGTATTGACATTCTTAACAGTACCGAAACCGAAACCGAGGCACTAACGTCGAAAATGACTAAGAAGATTAACTGCTATTCTTTCGCACTTAAGCCTGAGGAGCACCAGCCTTCTGGCACCTGCAACTTCTCCCGCATTGATACCGCTACTCTTCAAACGGAAGCCGACCTCGGGGTGACCGACCGTATTTACGCTGTGAACTACAACGTTCTCCGTATTATGAGTGGTATGGGTGGTCTTGCTTACTCCAACTAAATATTTATTTAGTTTTTTCCTTTTTTCTTTTAGATTTAATTCATTTATTTTTAATATTAATATTAATATTAATATTAATATTAAAAATAATTTATATTTATATAATAAATATAATGGGAGCATTAATACAGTTGGTTTCTTATGGTGAACAAGATTCATTTCTTACCGGAAATCCACAAATGACCTTTTTTAAAGTAGTATATCGTAGATACACTAACTATTCAATAGAAACAGTAGAACAAACTATTAATGGTAGTTCTACCATCAATACAAATAATACATATGGTAATGTAAATATTACTAAATTAGGCGACCTTATACATAAAATATATGTAACATCCGATACACCCAATATTATGTGTGGTTCTAAAATTATTAATAGTGTAGAACTAAAAATAGGAAAAAGTGTTATAGATACACATACACAAGAATGGATGGATATTTTTAACGAATTAACTACACCCTATTCAAAAACATTTGGACTTAAAACAATGATAGGAGATTCTATGAACATTATACCGAATGTTCAGATACCTTTACATTTTTGGTTCTGTCGTAATCCAGGGCTTGCACTTCCTATTATTTCGTTACAACATAGTGATATTAACCTTAATTTTACATGGGGTATAACTTCAGAGGTCGGTGTAGAAGCAAATCTAGGGGTTACTGTAGATTATATTTATCTGGATACAGATGAACGTAAAAGATTCGCAAAGATTTCACACGAATATCTTATAGAACAGGTACAGAAACAACCACTTACGAATAATAACCAATCCCCTATTCTACTAAATTTTAACCACCCTGTTAAAGAAATAATATGGACAAGTAATATGACAAATGTCTATAATTCCGCTAAAATTGTTCTTAATAATCATGACTTGTTTGCATTACAAGAAGAAGAATATTTTCAGTTAAGACAACCATATCAATATCATACAACTATACCAAATAATAATTTAACAGTAGAATCACAAAAAAAAAATGGTATAAATATTGAATTACCCTTAGTAACAAGTTCTTTCGCAGCAGATAACACATTCCCGAATGGTTACGCTATAACAGATATAGATGAAACCGCCGGGAATACATTAATAACTGAAGCACAGTTCACAATTCTAACTGCTAATGAAATAACAAATATAGATAATACAACTGTATTCGTGCCTGTGGTAGATACACAGGATACCCAGAGAGTAACCTATTTTTTTATGTTTACAGAAATGAACACAGAAGACCTTATACAGGTAGGTGATTTGGTAGAAATAAATGTTTCTGGAGAAAATTCAGTTTCAGGAAGTGATACAGAATTTTCAACTATATTAACAACAGTAACACTAGTACAAACATCCTTTGGTAGTTCTGTAGCGGGTGGTGCAGTGGCAGATAGCGGACATTTTGTAGGAGAAGACGCAATTGCTGAAACCCATATAGCTCTACAATTTAATAAACCACTACTTGCTGAAACTATAAATGGAGGTGCTAATTTAAGAATAGCAATAAATACGATGAATTTAATTTTAAGATCCGCCGCATATACATCCAGGATGACAAAAAAAATAAATTGTTTTTCATTTTCTCTAAACCCAGAAGAATACCAGCCATCAGGGACATGTAATTTTTCAAAAATAGATACAGCAAAATTAGTAGTCAGTTCTAATCTACAAAATACTGATAATATATATGCGATAAATTATAATATTTTACGAATTATAGGTGGTCAGTGCGGACTTGCCTATATGTAAACTTTATAAAAAATAATAAATGTATAATATCCTAACTATACAATATATACTTATTCTACATTAATTCTTGGATATAAGGCCATACTTTCAAGTTCCTGGAACATTAGTTTACAAGCATAGGGGACTCTGATTTCAGAGAAATCTATATAATTTTGACATTTCACACATTTAGAAATATTATCACCATAATTTACTGGTGCAATTAGATTACATTTATTACAGATAAATGTTTTATAGTTATCAGAAACATCCATCGTCCGTTCCTTTAGGAACTGCATAGTTCCGTGCGCAATCATACAATCACGTTCCATCTCACCAAATCGTAGACCACCATCACGAGACCTACCTTCAGGTGGCTGTCTTGTTAGTAGAACGCGTGGTCCCTTTGCCCTGGAATGGACTTTATCTTCCACCATATGCTTAAGACGTTGGTAATAGGTTGGACCCATAAAGATTGAAGCGTCCATCTGTTGTCCGGTAATTCCAGAAGTAAGAATTTCATTACCAGATTTCTCGATACCATTTTTCATCAGATTTTTTTCAATATCCTTAATATCTAGGTCATTAAAAGGTGTTCCATCACCATAACCACCTATTTTACAAGTTAATTTTCCAAGAATACATTCCACCAGCTGTGCAATAGTCATACGACTGGGAATAGCATGGGGATTAATAATAATATCAGGGGTAATACCATCTTTAGAGAAGGGCATGTCTTCCTGGTTAACAATCATACCAATCGTTCCCTTCTGACCGTGTCTTGAAGACAACTTATCACCGATAGTTGGATTTCTAACAGAGCGGACCTTTACCTTACAGCATTTATTGCCTTCTCCATTAACATTTACATTTACATTATCAATCCATCCTTCTTCGTTTTGTCTTAGCATTACACTACTGTCTTTATACATATTTTTCTGTCTTTTATCTTTGTTTTTAATAGGACACACTTTCCCAATAATAACATCATTAGAATCCACATAGGTATTTACATAAACAAGTCCATTATTATTAAGTTTAGCGTAAGAACCATGTTTCATACCCTTAGTAATATTACTATCTGGTTTAATAAATTTATCATCATGACCAGAAGTATGAATTTTCTTTTCTTCTTCTCTGTATGTTCTATAGAATGTTGAATTAAACAATCCTCTTTCAACTGCTTGTCTATTAATAAGGATGGAATCTTCCTGGTTATATCCAGTATAGGATGCGATCGCAACAATAACATTCATACCATTTGGAAGATTATTAGATGGGAGATACTGTGAAATACGTGTATTCACGATAGGTTTATTTGAATAGTGCAACAGATGCGACATTGTATCCATACGATATTTTAGATTAGTACAGTGTATACCCATAGCCTGTTTACCCATAGCAGATTGATAGGTATTTCTAGGAGACTGATTATGATTAAGTAGAGGAATACACGAAGACAGAACACCAAGAATAAGAGAAGGATGAATTTCACAGTATTGGTATTGATTCTTGCCTTTCTTGTCCATATTCAGACTCATAGAGATATATGAATGGAAACATTCTTCTACATCTACATATTCTATTACACCTTCCTCTGTGGTTTTTGTTATAGATTCTCTTTCTGAGAACATTTCGTTTTCATTAAGAGTTTTAACAAGTAGATTATTCCATCCAAATTGTCCAGATTTAATTTTAGAAATATCAGATTTGGTGATAGTAACTTTATTTTTCTTTACGACAAAGAGTGGTCGCATACATCTACCAGAATCTGTTAGAATGTGTATTTCATTCAATTCATAGTTAAATACAATAGAAGTGTAGATATTAATAACACCCAATCTTTTCTGAGATTTTAGATATTTGAACAAATCGTAGGAATTGTCAGAGATACCGAGCCAGTCTCCATTAACAAACACCTTAGTTTTATTTTTAATATCACTAAAATCTAAGAATGTATCCTTTTCTTTATCATAAATTTGATGAATTCGACCTTCCAATAGTTTAATAATAGGTGAAACACTAGAATATTTTGTAACATAAGTTGAAACAGCAAGATTTTTTACAAGACCAATAGAACCTCCTTCTGGAGTTTCTGGGGCACAGATTACTCCAAATTGTGTGTTATGCAATTTCCTAGGGGGCAATAATTTTCCAGTTTTTTCGGTTGGCGTGTTTACACGTCTTAGATGTGAAAGAGTGCTATTATATGTTAGTCGACTTAGGACTTGTGAAATACCTACCTTGGATGAATTATATTTACCCCAGTTACCGGTAGCCAATCCATGTTTCAATCCAGCAGTAATCGTTGTAGATTTGAAAATTTTATTGACATTTGTCGGATTGATAATATTTTCAATAGAATGGTTATTCTTCCAAGGATTACTATTTAGTTCTTTCATCAAAGTATTCCTCGATTCTTTCGTAAATTTGCTATGATATTGTTTGAATAGAACTCTTAGTTCTTCTCCAGTTGTAGAGACGCGTTTGTTACAGTAACTATCTCTATCGTCATATGGGTGATTATACAATACACATAGTGCTAGTTTATAAATCATATATCCTAGATAGAATGCTTTCTTCTTGAAATTCTTACCAACGTGAGATAGTACATCACGTTCAATCATACCTTTAAACAATTCAATCCGTCTTTCTTCAGAAAGTCTGATATCTTTAGGTTGACCTAGAATCATCGAATATTTTAGAAGGTAGTTAATAGCTTCATCCTGTGTATAAAGAACGGACGATTCTTCAATAGAAGGAATAATCCACTTAAGAATTTCCTTTTTTTTAGGATCATCAATATCATAGATAATATATTTAATAATATCTTTATCATTTGTAATACCTAATGCCTTGAATAGTATAAAGACTGGTACATCTATTTTCACGTGAGGAATCGTGATTTTAAGAGTATAACCAAAATTGTTTTCTTTACTTAAGAGTTTGATACTAACATTCTTTGTATTATTAGAACCATCAGAACAACAAGATTTGATTTCCGATACATGAGAATATTTAGAATTCGTTTTGGAAGTTTTAAATACGAATAGTTTATTTTCTGCAATCTTTTCTTGACAAACAATAACCTTTTCATTACCATTAACAATGAAATAACCACCTAAATCCATTTTACATTCTTCATCAGAAGGGAAATCATTAAGCATACAGTATTTTGATTTTACCATAATAGGAATATCGGCAATATTAATTCCCTTAATTTCCTTATAGCTTACACGTTTCTTATCGTCACTATTTGGGTTCTCCCATACAATAACTTCAATATCTACATAGAGTGTTGAGGTGTAATTAAGATTCCTGTTTCGTGCATCTTGTGGAAACATTTTTTTTATACTACCATCATTTTCGCTAATTTGTGGTTTTGTATAATAGGTGTTTACAAAGTTTACAACAATTTCATATTTATAATTATTCAGTTCTGTATTATAATCATGATAAATAGATAGTGGATTAGAATTTTTGATTATACAAGGTATTTTGTTTTCGATAAAATCGTTAAATGAATCAATATGATGTTTGATAAGATATTTTTTTTTGTCCGAGTCAAGCATGGACTTGATAACGCACCAAACATCATCCTGATTCATTTTAGACATTTATTAAATTTATACGCTCTGTTTTAAATCAATTTTTAAAATTATTCATAATAAAAAATAAATAAAATAATAAATAACAAACCTATCGCTAATAGTTCTTTATATAAAGGTGTATCTTTTTGTTTATTATTAGTATTATTTTCAAATGGTTCTACATAATTAAATAGACTTCTTATTTTAATTGGTAATTTTTTCTTGGGTAATAAATCCGAAGTATCTAGTTTATCTTCGGTATTGCTATTTGGGTATGAGACCTTATATTCATTAATTACGGTTGTATCACCGTTATCAACTATAAATGGTGCATATTCTGGATTATTTTGTATTATTTGGTCATAACTATAGAATAAAGGTTTATTTTGGCATACACCTTCATCTGTTGCTTCACCCTCTAAAGGCTCCTGTGGTTGGTCTTGATAGATATCGTATACAGATTTTTTTAAGAAAGTTTTAATCTGGATATTTAGTGAACTTTTTTCAAGTCTATTTAAATTATTCATAATAGAATTACAGGAGGTATCAACATTTATAATATCACTACCTTCATTAACAAGAAATTTTATTATATCTAAATCCCTATTTTTTGATATAACAGCGGTATGTAATACCTTTCTTCCTAAATTATCAGTTTTACTTAAACAACACGGGGCATTTATTAGACTATAGACTTGTTTTACTATATCAAGATTTCCACATTTTACAGCAGAATGTAAAATAGTTTCATCTTTATTATTTAATAGATTTATATCCATACCCAGTTTATACAACTCATTAATTAAAAAACTATGTCCTTTAATACAAGCGATATGCATAACAGTATTACCATCTTTATTTTTAGCATCGAGGAAATTTGTACAGTTTTTTAAAAGAAAAAGGATACATTTATTAGAATTCCAGTAGATTGCTTCATGTAAGAGGGTGTTGCCTTCATAGTTATAGTCTATCGATTTAGAAAGATCATTAATTCTATTCGAATCATTTAATAGTTGAACAAATCTATTTACAGAATCGTGTCTTATAGAATCTATTATATCTCTATCTAATAATAATTTTATATCATTTTCATTAAGAACTGTTTGTGCTTCTTCACAGAATTTTAGTTCTTCATTTTTTTTTAATAATTCTCCTTTATGGATAGAACATTTTCTATAATGTATATCATACATAGAGGTGTCTTTTGCTAGATTATTTACATCAAACATTTTACAGTTAGATAACAATTTAACACAAGTATAATCAGTCATTTATTATAGTATTATATTATTTTTTAAAATGTCTATATAGTCCTTTGTAACTGATATAAATTATAGCTAAACCAATAGATATTAATAATACATCTATTAGTAGAGTGCCTATTCTTTTTTCGTTACAAACAGCATACGAACACTCTAGTTCATCTGTTTTTAAAGAAAATCCAAGTAGACATTTAGGGGTTTCAATATCAGGACAGTAGGTGTAAGAATTACCTATGTCTATTAATTCATTAACTTCTTCTTTATTTAAGGTATCCTTATGTTTATTTAGGTGTGGTAATTTATAGTTCGGATTTGCCGTTAATATAACTTTGGTACCCTTTTTATTTTTTTTAAAATCAACAATAAGTGCATCCAATTTAGAAACTTCTAATTCTGCTTTTGTTTTTGGAATATTATTTCGACCATATTTTTTAACCATTCTATTCATTTTTTCCGGACTAATATTATCCGTATTCTCTTTATTGTTATAAAATGAGTGTGATGTTTTATCAGTATAAATAGTAAGACCATTATCAAGATATAAAATAGGTAATACTTCCTCTGTTTTCTTTTTATCACGAAAAATATAATAATTATTGTCTTTTTCCATTGGTTGAACTGTTGTCGTAGTCATTACTAATATATTATAATATTTTGTTAAAAAATTATAATTTAATTCTATATATATACTTATGACTAAAGTAAGAATTGTAAAACTAGATGACGCCATTAAAATGAATAAGTCACCTACAAATAATAAATATTCTGTTTATAAAAATCTTATAGAAAATCCAGATAAATTAAAAAATTATATAGAAAAGAAGTCTAGAAAAAATACAGAAACTAAATTTAAAGAACAATTTAATCATATTAACCCTATTAAAAAAAGGACAAAAAAGAATATTAAATCTAAGGTTAAATCCAAATCACTTGGTAAAAATATGATAGATAAAATTTTTTATAAAATAAATAATGAACAACCGATTAGTTCGGTAAATAAAGTAAATCTATTAAAATTATTTCGAGAAATTATTAGAACAAATGATGTAAAACTATCTAATAAATTTATTAAAATTATAACAAGAAAACAACTTATTATGATATTGGCGTTTTTAGGTGTTGTTAAAACAAAAACACAAGCACCTACACCATTATTAAAAAATTTACTATATAATTGTATCACATCTACTATAAATATTATAACCTAATTACGCTTTAAATTCGCTTCTAAGTTTCATTAGAAGTTTTCCGTGATTATTTTCGCCATTATCATCTTTGTCCATACCCCAATATTTATCAGTATCCCTAAAGATTAGATTATTATTACCTGTCTTGAGTAGTTTTTCCTTTAGTTCTGTGTTTTGTGTGAAATAGTCTCTCATAATTTCTTCGAGGATTTCAAGTTTATTTTCTTCCCAATCTGCGTTAAGTGTCTTTTTCATCTTTTTCATATTTGTTTTATTACCTGTTTTCTTTGCAAGATTCGGAAGATCGCCTACATAGGTTTCGGAGTCATGTGTAAATAGGTCTTTAAAATCATCATCCTTGTTTTTTGTTGAATTAAGAGCATGTTCAAGTGAAACGAATTTTCGTCCATTATAACTAAAGGGTTCTGAAATGTTATAATTAGACAACCATTTGTAAGTTTTGGTTTTAGTCGAATACATAAGATTATCTACTCCTAGATTCTCGGAATCATCAGTCTGTTCTCCGATAAGATCGGCTTCAAGTTGGATTGGTTCTATAGTTGTATCTTCAAGTGCACCTATAACAGAAATCTTATTATCACCAAATTCAAATCGTTTAGCTATAATTTTAACAGAAATATCCTCATTTTCTTGTAGTTTAGTAAAATTTTCATTTTCTTGATGGTGTTGTTTGGCAAGAAGAATACTCATAGGAGAATCTTCATCATCAATATAAGCCATAATACCCATTTTATTAATACTCTTTACTTTACATTTGATAATATCACCTTCTTGAGGATTACAAACTTGAGCGGAATAGGTGATATTATAAATAATATTACCATTAAATTGAGACATCATTAGTTTCCCCATACTACGTTTTAGCAATCTAACACTATCAAGTTTAACATATCCATTATTTACACATTTTCCTTCAATTTCTGATTGGATCTTTTCTTTTAGCACTGTATTAATATCATTTGAAAGTTGATTAGAATCAATTGCGGTTGTGTAAGTTTGTTCATTTTCGAAATAGATAGTCATTATGTATATATAATTACTATTATATATAAATCAATTTTAATTTTTTTTTAAATTAATCTCTCTCTCAATTGCTTCTTCCGCAGTATAAAACCATCTTGCATTATTTGTAGTGCTATTTAATTCATTAAGTCTAATATATATGTCTAATTCTAAACATAATAAATCTTTACTTGGTAAAGAACCTTCTTTATATGTACCCCTTTTAATCTTATTAATATATTCTACTATAGTATCTTTTTTCATACCTTCATTACCACAAATACTACCCGTTTTAACTTTTGTTAATTTAGTTTCTGTATTTTTTTCTTTAATTTTTATATTCATTTTATTATTTTTATTAAACATGTAAATAATTAATTTGTTCGGTGGTAGTTCTGATTTTATTTTATTCTTAATATTTTTTAGTATTTTTAATTTGTTTGTCATATCTACTAAACTAAATTTGTCATCTTTATAAGCCATATATTTTACATTCGTTTCAGATGTTGCTATTTTATAACCAAATATATCTTCCCCATTTTCTGTAATACCAAGATCCCTACTATTAAACAAAATATGAGAATCTAATAACTTAAACATCTGATTTTCTACACTTGATAAACTATTATTTTTTTGTTTTTTTATAATTATTTCTATTAGTATTTCTTTATTTATTGGGTCTAGATAGGAATATGGTATATTCAATCCTATTTTTTTTTTAAGATTATCTATATAATTAATAAGTTCATTACCCTTAGGAACATTTATTTTTAATCTATCCGTTATAATTTTTAATTTTGAGTTGTAAATTTTATTTAATTTTTTTTGAAATTTATCTGTATCTAAATCCGTTTTTACTTTATTTTTTCTAGTTATTTTAATACGTTCATTAGTTGTGTCTATATAGCGTCTTTTTTTAGTATATGGAAATCGTAAATTATTAATAGATGTGTGTTGACCTTTAACAATCTTAGGTTTTACTATATATTTAGTACCAACTCTTGACAAAACACTTTCTCTATTATATGGATCTTTAAGAAGTTCACTATTCTCTACAAGTTCATTTAAACTATAGTAAAGTAGATTATAATCTTCATCGTATTCGGCTTTGTAAAACTTCTTAATATCATTTAGAGTATAATAGAATTGTTTAGTATAGAATGTTTTTATAAAGGTTTTAATTTCATCAATATTATCTTCTATAAATCTATAATCTAATGTATTAGAGTTACTTGCAGAACTCTCACTATCTGGAAGACATTTAAAATCACAGTTTTTAAAATTACAAATCTTACTATTATCTAAATCATGTAATCCGATTTCTATTTCTTTTTTAATATCCTTTCTAGATATTTTTATTTTAAATTTTTGTTTATAAATAGCATCGGTAAACCTATTAAGTTCTTTATTCAGTCCACAATCTATAGCATTCGTTTTAATTAGATATTCAACTTCTGCAATATTTTTTTGTTTTTGTTCTGAAATTCTATACATTTTCAAATCAATCGTTTCATATTTTTTTGGTGCAACAGAGGCATACTGATATACTAATACATTTCTATGTTTAAAAGGTAGTTTTATATGTGAACAATTACGAATCGCTCTACCTATAACCTGTTCCAATTTATTCATATGAAACCAAGGATCCAATATATGTACTTGTCTAATAAACTTAAAATCTAAACCTTCTGCCGCGGTTTCACTGCCTATAATTACCTTAACCTTTTTACCATCTTCGTTTTCATTTTCTATTTTTAGATAATTAAGATAACTATTTTTAGATAATTCATTATCACCTGTAATAAGTATATACTGTTTATCTTGGGTCTTTCCATTCTCTAATAAAGAACCACCATAATTACTATATCCATTCAGTTCTAGTGTTAGTGCTAGTGGTATAATGCCTGAACCTAAAAATCTTGAATAGATAAATACTATACCTTCACTTTTATCTATATTATCTAGTATATTGGAAATTTTGGTAGAGTATTCTCCTATTTTTTTTTTATCAAAAAATTCTTTATATTCTTCTTTCAAAAAACTATATTTATTTTTCTTTTTTTTTACAATCGTATTTAATCCACTATCTCCAATTAATTCCTTTATAGTTTCTGATTTGTTTATATTTGGAAATACAATATTAGAAGCCATTAATCCATTAATATTAAATGAACCATAGTCATCATCACTTGTTTTAATGTCCATAGATTCATATTGTTTAAGCTGATAATCTTTCATTTCACAACCAATTATTTTTAAATTTTGTATACGTTTATCTTCTGGTATTTCATTATTATTAATATCTTTTTTAGGGAAATCTGATGGTTTAAGTAGCTGTTTATCGCCATAAATATCTGGATATAATCTTTTGGGAAATTTTAATGGATGTTCTCCTCTAAGATAAGAAATGTAACCTCTGGATTTATCTAAAAGAACATTTTTCCCATAAGGAGTGATTCTACCATCTTTATCAAACATATTAGTTTTAGTAATCGTTTCTCTTTTATCATTTGTTAGAAGTAAATTAAGTATAAAAATAATTTCTTCTGCTTTATCAAACATAGGTGTTGCAGATAGCAAAATAAGTTTCATATTATCTGCTATACCTAAAACTTCTAGTAAATATGCGGGTAATTTTTTACCATCTTTACTACCACCTTCTTTAATATTATGAACTTCATCAATAATCATAACAGTATTAGAAAACATTTCCTTTACCTTTTTTATATAGAGTTCATTATTAAACTTTTTAAGATTACGTATAGTATTAGAGAATTCTATGTAACCAAAAAATTTATATCTATTATTTATTATTTTATTGATTTTTTTTGTAATAACTTCTCTACTATCATCTGGAGATATCTTAGATTCATCTGAAAATTTAGATTTAGTACATTGATCTTTACCATTTCCACTTTTAAATTTTTCTATATTAAAAATATTATTTTTAAAATTTTCTTTAATGGATGGATTAAGCATAACATTAATTTTTTTATTATTAGAAACAAGATAATCTCTAAAATTTTCAGCTATAGAAATACTAGAACATGTTTTACCTACACCTGTTCCATGGAACAATAATATACTGTTGTATGGTGTATTTGGAGACATGAATGTTTTTAAGAATTTTTGGTTATTAGAAAGATTAAACTTACACAATTTTTTTGTGATATTATCTAAATTTGTTAAATTTTTTATTTTTTTAGTTCTGTTTAAATAAAACTCCTTTTTATTGTATATTTTTTTATTAAAATCTTTATCATCAAGACTTGGATAAAAACTAAAAGTATTGTTAGACATTTAATATTACATATTATTTATTTTCAACCGTGTTACGAATATAGTTATTAATATATCGGAACACCTTTTTTTTTTCTGTATTATATGGCCTTATAATTCGAGAACCATCGCCAAAACTATACCATTTTATGTTACTAATTTCAGAGATTTGATTGATATTGTTTTTATCAATAGAAATATTAATATCCTCTGTTAGTTCTGCAAGGTAGTAGACATGTTTGTATTTAATATGATTTGTTCCATGAAACGTTTCGACAAATGTTTTGTTATAGTCTGCAATTTTATAATATTCTGGTGAAATATTGGTTTCTTCTTCAAATTCTCTCACAGCACACCTAATGTCTGTCTCATATAAATTCCTTCTACCCTTAGGAAATCCCCATTCTGGAGAACCATAAACAACAGGAGTTTCTTTGTTAATTAGGTCTAGTGTAATATATCTTCCGTCCACAAAAAGACCTCTTTTTAGATGATTAAATTTGTCTTTAGAAATATTATATTCGCTAATATTATTTTTTGTTTGTTTGGTTCTGTTTTTAAACCATAACATATCCCATAGATAATCAAAATCATTATTTACTATCAATGTTCTTTCTTGTTTTGTCATAATCTTGAAAATATTACAAATATATTCGAAATGTTCTATATTATATTTTCCTCGCATAAATTCAATAAATCCAATCGTGTCTTTCCGTTGTATCATTAGATACTTTAGTTGACCATTTGCACATTTATTGTATAAAATAACACCATAACTAATAATAGGGGATAGGCAAGTTTTGTAATTGTGTCCCTTTTTTCCACAATTACAGCAATAAATAATTTCATTTTTTTTCATTTTTATTTATTGTGTTTAAACTTTTAAATATAAGTTATTATTTTTATAATTAATATGTTATTATTATATATGGATCCCGAATTATGGGGGCCTAAGTTATGGTACTTCCTTCATACTATATCATTTGAATACGAACCTACACCTAATTCTAAAAAAGAATATGCCATTTTTTTTAACTCTTTAAAACATATTATACCATGCAATACTTGTAAAAAACATTATGAAGAATTCCTAATTGATAATCCAGTGGAAAACAGTCTTGATAGCAAGGACAGTATTATAAGATGGGTTCTCAAGTGTCACAATAATGTTAATAAAATAAATAATAAAAGAGAATGGAGTTATGAGGAACTAATTGAAAAATACACGAGTATATTCAAAAATGATTTATATAATAAATTAAATTATAAGAATTTATCTATTTTATTAGGATTAATTATAGTTATTTTATTACTTTTTATGTTTTTTGTTAAATAAATTTACACTATTATTATATATGATTAAGATAGTAATTATTATTGTAATTATTATTTCCATCTTTTTTTATTTTAGACAAACGAAATCAAATTATATTAAAGATGGAGTATCGTTAGACAAACTAGAACATACTTCATATAATGTTATTTCAGATGATATTAGACCACCAACAATTGATAATAATATTTCTTATTCATTCTGGATTTATTTGAAAGAATTCTATTATAATTTTTCAAAATGGAAACATATTTTCCATAAAGGAACTAATATAGAAAACAAACAATTAGATTATTCTTATTGGAATAATATAGAGGCTGAAATACCAGAACAAAGTATCGGGGTATGGATGCATCCTTATTCTAACAATTTAAGAATATGTGCTAAAACAGAAGATAATATTATAGAATATACAGATATTGATGATATTTCGCAGAATGAATCAGTTCATATTAGTATTACTATTTCTAACAAAACACTAAATGTTTATATTAATACTAAATTAGTAACTACAAAAGTTTTCGGTAATAAAATATCTATTAACACTAAACCAATGTACTTTAATTTTCCATATTCATATAATGGAACTATTTACAATTTTTTATATCTACCAAGAATTACAGACAAAACACTTATAACACAGTTATTCAATAAAAAACCACCAACAAATCAGAGTAATAGTATTACAAAAAATAAATTCCTTGAAAATAGATTAGATATAAAAGAAACCAAATTTATTTCAAACATAAAATTACCACCTTCTAATATTGGAATAAAATTCACATATTCATTATGGCTATATATTAATAATATTCCGGAAAATGCACTATGGAATACCAGTTATAAATACAAAAAAAATATTATTAAAAAATATGGGTCACCTAATATAAAATATATACCATTTACCAACACACTTGTTATTGAAATATCATATAGAGATAAAAATGATGAAGTAACTATTCATGATATTAATATAGATAATATTAAACTTCAGAAGTGGAATCATTTAGTGGTTAGCTTAGATGGAAGACATACAAATGTTTATATAGATGGTAAATTAATAAAACATATCCTAATACCTTCTGTACCATTTATTTATAACAAAAATCTATTTATTGGGGATAAAAATAATGATTTTAATGGATATATATCTAATGCTATATACTATAATACAGCCATATCATATAAAGAAGTAATGAAACTTTATAAAAAGGATAAATCGCAACTAATATAATTTATTTTATTAAAATATAGTAATGTATCCATATATTAAAAAAAATTTTAATTTAAAAAAAAATCTAATGATATTTACAATAATTTGTATCATTATTTCTATTTTTATATATTTTTTAACCCAAAAATATTTAGTTAAACCAAGAAAAAACATCTCTATTAAAAATCTTATCCCGTATATCCATAATGCTAAAAAGGAACTCAGAGTTGCAAAACAATCTATCCCACCTTCAACACAAGGACTAGAATATAATATTAATTTTTGGATATTTGTAAATGACTATAAGTATCGTATGAACCAAGATAAAATTATAGTTCAAAAGGGAGACACAAATGGGGTTAATCCTATTATAATGCTAGCTAAAAATAGTAATAACCTTAAAATAAAAGTATCGACCAGTTATTTTAATAATATAGAAAATGATAATGATATGGTTCTAGATCTCGATGAACCTGAAGAATTTACTATAAATAATATTAAACTACAAAGGTGGGTAAATATAAATCTTACATTTGTTGATAATAGTATAGATGTATATTTAGATGGAAAACTTGTAAGTAGTTTTATACTAAAAGGATTTCCAAAAATTAATGAAGGTGGTCTTGTTATTACTCCTAATGGAGGATTTAATGGTCGTATTTCTAATCTAACATATACAAATAAAGGATTTTCTTACAAAAAAATCTATAACGTTTATAAAAATGGTCCAGAACATCTCTAATTAAATTTCTTAATTTATTATAATGAGTAATAACATTAATAATATTAAAAAAAAAATTAATAATCTTAATGTAAATAAATCAGTTTCTTTAACGACTAATAATGTCGCTAATATTAAAAAAAAAATTAATACTCTTAATGTAAATAAATCGGTAACTCCGCCACCACCGCAACAAAGAGTAACATTACCTAAGAAGGTAACTCCGCCACCACCGCAACAAAGAGTAACATTACCTAAGAAGGTAACTCCGCCACCACCACAACAAAGAGTAACATTACCTAAGAAGGTAACTCCGCCACCACCACAACAAAGAGTAACATTACCTAAGAAAGTAACAACTACAGATTCTTCTAATAAAACAAATTATGTTGTACCTGAATCACCACCACCTAGTTATAGTAATTCAAACAATACACGTGTAAAAAAAACATTAAATAAAATGAAGAATTTATCATCAGATGTGTTTTTAAAACTTAAAAATAGTGCTAAAAAACTTCATGGAGTATCAAAAAGTAAGACAGTAAATAAGATTATTAGATTAGCGGTAGGTATAATGTTTTTACTATCTTTAGTGATTTTGTCTTTGTTTTATAAAACATTGAATAAACATTTTAAAAATTCGATTATATATCTGATATATAGTCTTTTGACGTTAATGGTATCATTGTTTGTTATACCTATGATATTTTCAGATAGTTCAACCATAGGACAGATAGCAACACTTGTGATAATAGGGATTGCAACATTATTCTTCGCAGTATTTACAAAAAAATATATAGAATATCTTAAATCCTTTAGGAAGGATTCCCCATATCTTATAAAGGATATGAAAAATGCGAAAAAGAGTTTGGTAATAGAACAGAATCCAGATAATGATGAAAATATTATACTTTATAGATCAGATAATGAAGATGGAGGAATTGAATTTTCTTATAGTTTTTGGATTTTAGTAAACGACTTTACATTTAAGGACAAAAATATGAAACATGTTTTTCATAAAGGGGATAGTAAAGCAGAAGTATCTTATACTCCGGCCGTGTGGATACATCCTGATAAAAATACTATAAGAATTAATATGAATACAATAGACTCAAAGGATAATATTATAGATATAGATAATATGCCTGTAAATAAATGGGTACATCTATCTCTTGTTGTAAAACAGAAGGTAGTAACAATATATGTAAATGGTAATATAAAAAAAAGTAAAAGACTTGAGTCTATACCAAGACAGAATTTTGGTAATGTCTGGATAAATCTCTTTGGTGGATTTGACGGTTACCTATCTAAATTGAAATATACAAGGAGAGCACTAAGTTATTCAGAAGTAGAAAACATGGTTTCAGACGGACCATCTACAAAAATGTCGGAATCTTCTGGTGTTGAACCGCCATATTTGGATGATGACTGGTGGTTAAAATAGTTAAGTTCTTGTTTTAAATTTTTATTCAACAACATAAGTTTATCCATATCCTTTTGAATAAGTTCAAAATTTTCAATATTTGTTTTATTAATTTGTTGGGATTCATTTATAAGTTTTTCAATCTCTTCAGCATTTGTTTCTATTTTATGCATAATTTCATCAGAATTTTCTATTAAAGAATATTCTTCTGGAATGAGTTTCTTTAAACAATTTCCCATTATAAAGATATAGTATATATTACTCTATATCATTTTAAATTATGTTTTAAGAACAATTAAACAATCAGATGCTCTGGTTACAGCAGTATATACACAAGATTTAGTATCGTTCGTATTATTTTTCACAATATCCATAATGTTTACATATACTCTTTTATATGTAGAACCTTGCGACTTATGAACTGTAATACAATAACCATAATCAATATCTGCCAAAACATCAATATAGTTGCTATAAAAGAATTCCCACAATCTTTTAAGAATAATATTGTTATATTTATTTTTATTAGAGATAAGTTTTTTTATTTCTGAAAATTTTTGTTTAATAGAACTACACAATAATTCATAATCATCTTTACTTTCATCAGACATAATATAGATGTAGTCATGAAAGGTTTCTAGTTGGTTATCTTCATTTTTTTTCTTAGCAATAATTCCGATTTTCCAGGTTTTAAATGTAATATCAGAAACGAATTCAATAATCTCATTAATTAATGATGTAATTTTTGTATTATCTTTCACCATAAAGGTGTTCTCATCTACAACAAATCTACATAATGGACAACAGTTATTTTCTTTTAACCATTGTTTAATACAAGAATCACAATACATATGGTCACATTTTAGCTGAGATTGTTCATTAATATTATCTTCTAGACAAATCGGACATGTTTTGTCTTTTTCCTTAAGAGTCCGAATATTATAACCGAATGACGCTTTAAGATTCAGTAATTTGTTAAGTGGTAGAGGGTTAAATTTGAAGTCGTGCACTTTAATATCAGTAATAGTAGCGTGTTGTGATGAATAGAATTTATTTTCAATAGAACTATAGTAGTTATTAAAAATGATTTTTTCACTAACATTATACTTTTCTTTGTTATCCTTGAAAAGCAAAGAACGAATAGAATTATTAATAAATCGTTTTTTCTTATTAGTATAAGTAAGAATAATAGATTCATTTATATTTTTCATATAATTAGAGATCCAGTTTTTATACTCTTTCATAAATCTGATATTATCTTTACATAGTTCTTTTGGAGGTCTTTTGTTATTTTTAATAGAATTTGTATATTTCAAAATATCGTTTTTGAACCTTTCAATAATATCTAATTTTACTTTATTTATACCAAAATCAATTGTAAAAACATTGCTTATTTTTTCATTAACAGGTGGGAGTTGGTTTCTATCTCCAATAAATATTATTTTTGTTTTAGAATATCTTGAATTTTGCACAATTCCTTCTAACATATCTTGACAAATCATAGAACTTTCATCAATAAGAACAATGTGAAAATGTTTGATATTATATTTATTACATAGGTTTTGTTGACTATTATAAGTATATAATTCTCTACCCATTTCATCTATATTACGTTTTATATTTAGGAGTTTTTGAATGGTAGTATAAACAATATTTTTCCCCTTTAGTGAACTATATTGTTCTAAAATAGTAACTGCTTTATTGGTTGTAGCACAAAATGCTATTTTCTTTTTTTTATAAATTTCATTATCCAAAATTTTAGATATAATAGTAGTTTTTCCGGTACCTGGATCGCCCTCCAATAAGAAGAACTTATCATTAGATTCAAGAAACTGTATAATAGATTTAGAGGCGTGTTCTTGCTGTTCATTATAAACAAACATATTTTGATTATATATTAATGTTTTTATTTATTCAAATTTAAAAATAATTATATATAATATTTTAATATTAATATGGGTTATATCCAACTTTTAGCAACCGGTGCACAAGATTTTAATCTTATAGGTAATCCACAAATATCTTTTTATAAAATAGTATATAGAAGATATTCTAATTTCTCAGTAGATTCAAAAAAAATAAAATTAATAGGAAATAAAATCAGTAATACAGAACAGGTTACACTTGAATGTGATATAAAAAGAGATGGTGACCTTCTATCTAATTTATATTTTACATTTGAATTACCAGAAATATTTTCAGGTGCTAGAAATGAACTAAGTAACACAGCTAATAGTGTTCCTTATGAATTTAGATGGGTTGAAAATATAGGTACCAATATTATTAACAATACAAAATTGTTTTTAAATGATTCTGTGATTAATTCTTATACGGGTGAATATCTCCAGGTAATGTCTGAATTAATCTATGATGATTCTAAAAAGAAAATATATGATGAAATGACTGGAAATGTGCCTGAGCTATATAACCCAGGACTTCACAATGAAATTAATAATAAAAGCAAAGGTGAATATTATCCAATTATAACTAATGGTGGAAATAAATGGCCAAACGGCCCGGTATATGACCCAGTGGGTAATATGACAAAACAAGACGATACTAATATGACAAAATACATTTACAATGTAAAAAATTCAATTAATCCCAGTAGTATCGACCCAGCAGATGTCCCAACGGGGCTCGACATCACGATATCACAACAAGCATTTAATAGTCAAGTGCAGGCAACAGTAGTTTCGTTATATAACTGGGCTATAAATTCTCAAAATAATCACAATAATTATCATTTCTATGGTCAATATGATAGTTTGGGTCTTTATTCTGGTACTATGAATGGAGATAGTATACATTTTAAGGATGGGAACACATATACTATAACAAATAATTTACATCCACTGAGGTGGCCGACAGATGATTATTTAGATGACTCATCATATCAGGCAAAGGTAAAATTACATTATTCACATTATCCACATGTTAGAGGTTCAGAAGATATTGACGTCGTATCAGTTCAACATAATATCAATTCACCATTAAATTCGGAAGTAATATATAGACATACAACCAGAATTACGAATACGAGTGATCTAATACCTTCTATTAAAAAAAGAAAAATTAAAGTTCCTTTGAATTTCTTTTTTTCAAAATCATCTGGATTAGCTTTACCATTAATAGCGCTACAATATACAGAAGTAAGAGTAGAAGTTAAACTTAATCCATTAAGAGACTTATATACCTATTTAGATTATATCGATAGTGTTGGTGCAGATAATAATAAACAGATAGCAAGGTTAAAATCAGTTAGTCAGGATGGTTCTGGAGTAACTATTAATAGATTTATAGAAAATACAACCTTTGATATAAAACCATCTTTAGAAGCAGAATATGTGTATTTAGATAAAGATGAAAGAAATAGATTTGCTATAAATAGTCACGAATATCTTATAGAAGATGTTTTTAAACCCCCAACTATTAAGGGAATTACTTCAACTAAGGACCATAATATTATATTACACCATCCGGTAAAAGAACTAATCGTAGTATCACAACGTTCAGATATGGAATATGTGAATAACTGGAATAATTATTCTAATTGGACTATAGAAGATGTATCTCCAACAAGTTATAGATATCATAATATAGAAAACGCATATTATAGTCAAAGTCTAAGTCAGTTTTACCATTACAATAGGTATAATCCAGCACGAGCAGCTGATGAATATAAAAAGGAATTTTTTAATAAAAATATCATTGAAAATTTACAATTAATATTTAATGGTCAGGTAAGATTAGACAAAAAGGATTCAGATTATTTTAATTTACAACAACCATTCCAACATCATAAACGTAAAATAAAAAATGGTATACATGTCTATTCATTCTCTCTAAATCCGAATGATTTTCAGCCATCAGGAGCCTGTAATTTTTCAAGAATAGATAATTTCAAAATGAATATAGATTTAGGATTGAGGCAAAATGTGAAGGAAATACCAAAAAAAGCAGATAATTCATTTTATTATAGCTACAATTTCAATATATATGCAGTTCATTATAATATACTTAAAATAACTAGTGGATTAGGCGCTAAACAATATGTTAACTAGTTCCAACTTTCGCGATTTACTTTTTAGGAATGATTCAAATTGTTTAATAAATTTTTCCACTTTCATCGAGATTTCATTCTCCCAAAAATCTTGTTCAAATTCTACATCAATTACATTAATCGTACATTCCTTGCTTTTTTTGAAACATTCGACCAGTTTGGCATTTTCCAATTCTAGGATATACATATAGGCATAAATCTGAACCTTTTCATAATCCCTAAGTTTATAAAACAATCTGTTCATACGATTTTTGACCTCAATCAGTACATTATCATCATTAATCCCATCAATTTTACCACCAACAAACCAGTTGTGTTCGGTTTTAAACATATGCCTTTTGAAAAAGGTATCTACTGTATTTACTTTATCTCCATAAATTTCTGTATACTTAGCAACTCCAGAATTTTCGTGTTTTATTCCAAAATTAGTGTTTGTTTTTTCTGTAATGCAGCTCTGGACTAGTTTCTTATCTTTTTCTGGAATTGTATCGAACTTCTTTAGAATTTCCTGTTTAGCTTTATTCATATCAACAACATCATTAGATCCGAGACATGCTTTCATTTTTTCCTTGATGTTAATATTATTCTCCTTAGAAATACGATTAATAAATTCATCGGTTGATTCAACAACAACCCCTGCTTCTTTAATAATAGCTTCATAGTCATCTGGAAAGTTTTTCTGCCAGATTTTAACAATAATCTCACTAACGTCTTTATACTGGTTGTGTCCGGTGATAACCGCGAGTTCGCTTGCGTAGATACAGAGGTTCATGATTGGTATGGTAATTATACCTAACAAACCTTTATATATTCAATTTTATTAATTATAAATATAAGCATATCGTCCTATTATACAATAAATTTCTAATTATAAATTTTAAATTAATTAAATTAAATCTATAGAATTTTTTTCTTGGTATATAGTATACAAAATGGGTGGAGGATTAATGCAACTCGTAGCTTACGGCGCACAGGACGTTTACCTTACTGGTAATCCGCAAATTACTTTCTTTAAAGTGGTCTACCGCAGACACACTAACTTCTCGATGGAAGCTATAGAGCAGACGTGGAATGGTTCTTCTACGACTGATGGTCGCTGCACGGCTACCATTTCTCGCAATGGTGACCTTATTCACAAGATGTTTATCGAGGTTGGAGGCGAACGTAACGGGGATGTCAAAAACCCTGGTGCGGCATGGATTGATAATGTTGAACTTGAGATAGGTGGTCAGAGAATTGATAGACAGAGTGGTGTTTTTATGGAAGCTTATGCTGAATTAACGCAGAAAAACCCGGGTGGTATTATCGGTGGTAAAGGTACAGGTGCCGACGACGTTCCTACTGGTACTGTGTTCCAGAATATGTCTGGTATGGGATGTGTTGCTGGTGAAGATGACAACATTGATCATTTTTATGTTCCTCTTCAGTTCTGGTTTTGCAGAAATGCTGGTCTTGCCTTACCTCTAATTGCTCTTCAGTACCACGAGGTTAAAGTAAATTTACAGCATCGAGTTTCTACTGTTTGGGATGACCAGGTTGTCAACAGACTTTACGTTGACTATATCTATCTTGATACTGATGAACGCCGCCGTTTCGCACAGGTTTCGCACGAATACCTTATCGAACAGGTCCAGGAACAGACTATTGAGGACAATGCGCGAGAGGTGGAGCTTAACTTAAATCACCCAGTTAAAGAACTATTCTGGACCGCTGCTGAAGGTGCTAGTGGTACTGATAATGCTAAGTCGCTAGTTGTTCCTACGGACGTAAACAACGCGGCCGCGACGAACGGTACATTTATGCTTAAACTTAATGGTCATGAACGCTTTGCCAGAAGACACTATAGATATTTCAGTAGAGTCCAGGTAATTGACCACCATTCCGGTTCTGGTGGTCACAACACCACCAACACCCCCACGACCGCGAATATTTCAAGCCTTAATGATGCTATCTGCGTGTATTCGTTCGCACTTAAGCCTGAGGAGCACCAGCCATCTGGCACGTGCAACTTTTCGAGAATAGACACCGCTGTTCTTGAGTCATCGAACACCTTCGTAGCAAATTCTGTTCTATTCGCGATTAACTATAATGTTCTTCGTATTATGAGTGGTATGGGTGGTCTCGCATACTCTAACTAAACTTATAGTTTTTATTTTATTTTATTTTATTTAATTTATTACAAATGTAATTATATATTATAGATTTTAATATATATTTATTAGTTATTATAGTTATTATAGTTATTATAGTTATAGGATTATATTAATTTTTTTTAATTAAATTAATTTCTCAGAATTTTTTTCTTGGTATATAGTATACAAAATGGGTGGAGGATTAATGCAACTCGTAGCTTACGGCGCACAGGACGTTTACCTTACTGGTAATCCGCAAATTACTTTCTTTAAAGTGGTCTACCGCAGACACACTAACTTCTCGATGGAGTCTATAGAGCAGACGTGGAATGGTTCTTCGAGGACTGATGGTCGCTGCACGGCAACGATTTCTCGCAATGGTGACCTTGTTCACAGAATGTATTTAGAAATTGAAGGAACCACCGGTATGTCTACTGAGACAGGCAATCTTGCTGGAAAATGTTTTAATCCTGGTTCGGCTTGGATTACTGATGTTGAGATTGAAATTGGTGGTCAGAAAATTGATAAACATAGTGGTAAATTCTTAGAGGTTTGGGCTGAGTTAACTGAGAGAAACCCTAATGGTATGGTTAGTTCTGGACATAGAAAGGGTGCCAATGGTATGGGTACTTTGTTCCAGAATATGGCTGGTATGGGTGGTCAACTTGGTGGTTATACCGAGGCCGCCGCCGATATGAATGGCGAAACGTTACTCCGCCACATGCATATCCCACTTAGATTCTGGTTCTGCAAAAACCCAGGTCTTGCTCTCCCGCTTATTGCCCTCCAGTACCACGAGGTCAAGGTTAATTTGAACCACAGAATTGCCACTCTATTCAACCAGGGTGTCGAAGCTAATAAACTATGGGTTGACTATATCTATCTTGATACAGATGAACGCAGACGTTTCGCACAGGTTTCGCACGAATACCTTATCGAACAGGTCCAGGAACGTAGACTCCAAACACCAGCTGGTGATCACGAACTAAACTTTAATCATCCGGTTAAAGAATTGATTTGGGCAGGTAACGACGAAGATAAGCCCGCCCCGGCCGCCAACGGCGGTGTTGGGTTGTGTGGTACTAGTATTAGAAATGTTACTACCAACGCGGACTGCACGTTTCATTTAAAACTAAATGGTCACGACCGCTTTTCTCCTCGTGAGTCTACATATTTCTCGCGTCTCCAGGTTAACGAATACCATTCGGGCTATGGTGGTCTTAATGTGGATGGCACGAACAACGCCAGGCAGGTGTCTAATGGTGGTGGTTGTCTTAATGGTATTTGCGTGTATTCCTTTGCTCTTAAGCCGGAGGAACACCAGCCATCTGGCACATGCAACTTCTCGAGAATTGATAGTGCTCACCTAGTTTCAAGTGATGATTTACTGGCTAATGTTGATTGCTATGCTATTAACTACAACGTCCTCCGTATCATGAGTGGTATGGGTGGTCTCGCATACTCCAACTAAACTTATAGTTTTTATTTTTTCCTTTTAATTTAATTTAAATAATATTATATAAACAAATTATATAATATGAAATCTAGTGAAAATCTTAATAATAAATTACGTAAAAATATTAATGGTTCATTTATACAATCCGCATCTAATAATAATGATTTATATATTGTTGGTAATCCACAGATAAGTTTTTTTAAAGTTGTATATAGACGCCATACTAATTTTACAATAGATACAGTAAAACAATTTATTACTGGATACTTTGAATTACATCCAACAAATAATACTAAATGTAATGTAGTTATATCCAGAGATGGAGACCTTCTAAAAAATGTATATGTAGTATCACATGATAGTAATATAACAAATGGATCAAAAATAATAAATACAGTAGAATTAGAAATAGGTGGAAAAATTATATGTAAAAAAACACAAGAATGGATGGATATAGAAAACGAATTAACTACACCTGGCTCTAAATTAAGGGGATTTAAATCTATGCTTAACAATGTAGGTAATACTTTAAATGAAACATTATTTCCGAATACTATAGAAACAACACAAATACCTTTAAATTTCTGGTTCTGTAAAAGTCCAGGACAGGCTCTACCACTAATAGCAATACAAACACAGTCAGTTGTTTTAAATTTTACTTGGGGTATAGGTAATGATGTTGGAACAAATGCTTCTTTGGAAGTACATGCTGATTATATACATTTAGATGTAGATGAAAAAAGGCGATTTTCAACTATATCACACGAATATCTTATAGAACAAGTACAAGTTCAACAGGCAAGTAATAAGACTTCAACTATACTAAATTTCTTTCAACCTGTTAAAGAAATTATTTGGACCAGTAATCTAGTTAATGCCTATGGTAGTGCCAAACTAACATTTGATGATGAAGATAGATTTTCTAGCCAACCAGAAGAATATTTTCAGTTAAGACAGACCTATGACTATCATACTACTATACCATTCCAGAATATAACAACAACTCCATTAGACACAGAAAATAACACATCTATTATAAGTAATACACTATCATCACAACTTATATTTGCACATAATGATTTATCTAAAACAGTAAATGACGATGTTGGAGCTTCTAATTCTACGCCCACCGAGGGAATTCCATTAAATGATACAGCTGGCCGTGATACATTTTCAATAGGTAGAGTAATAAATATAAATGATGAACCGAAAAGATATAAACAAGTTTTACCAACTAATGAAAATAATGAAAATAAACCAGATTATTATTTTTTTTCAGCAGATGAGAAGCATAAGTTTAATGAATTATCTATAGGAGATACATTACTATTTACTGTTTTTGGAAAACAAACTTTAGGTAATCGACTATCTTATGACGGTGCGAATTACACCTCGACCAGTACAACTAAAAGTATTAATATTATATCAAAAATTATAGATATAGATAAAGGTGTTGAATCACCAAATATAACAGAGCATGAAGCAAAAATTAAAGAAGGTGTTGCTATTGGATTTAGACTATCGGTACCAATATATAATAAAATTAATAATAATAATCCAAATGAGGCTAATACTCATTTTGGTATAAATAAAGGTACTGATATTCCCACAATGAGACAATCAGCAGGTCTTATAAATATTTCATCTATCTATAAACTAGACACAGACGGTTATAATGTCACTAAATTATCAAAAAAAATTAATTGCTATTCGTTTTCTCTTAAACCAGAAGATCCAATGCCTTCTGGAGCATGTAATTTTTCGAATATAAAAACGGTTAAATTAGTTACAGATTCTCCTCTTACAAATGCCGATAATATATATGCAATTAATTACAATGTATTACGTGTTATAAGTGGTAAATGTGATACGGTATTTTAAACGTAAATATTATTTATAATATCGTCAAAATTTAGTATTTTAGTCATAAATAATAGTATGTCCTTGTCTATTAGTATAGCTGGAGACCAATTTTTTAAAAGTGTTTCATTATGATAAACAACTTTACTACTATAATAAGATATTAGTAAATTTAAATTAGAAATAGAAGTAGATATGTTAGAAAGCATCCATATTGGAGGATTAAATGGATAATCATGTGGTATGTTAAGAACAAAGGATAATTTAAGTGTATCATCTAAATAATCATTAATTTTATTATTTATTTCTGGGGGAAGATTTTCAAAATAATAGCCATCATGTTTATAACAAAACTCTACTTCAACTACTATTCTATTACTATCCTGTTTACCTGATACATTCGTAATATATTTTTTGAAGTCTTTAGGAATACCAATATTTTCTTGTAATTTATCAGTGATAGCGGAATCTATTCTTCTTTGAACTGTGGGGTGTATCATCCTGGATCTTTGTTTGTTTAATTAATTAATTAACTTATTTTATATCAATTTTTATTTATTAGTGTTTTAAAAAACTCATAAAAAAATACCCATAATATTCCTAAATGTAGTATATCTAATTTATAAGTTACCAATATAAGAGCGGTATAATTTAACAAATAGAAGAAGATAGCGGTGTGTTTTTTTTTGAAATTAGGGAATATTTTTGTAATATATAGGTGTAGCGCCCATTCATCTTTGCTATTATCTGAAACATTATTTTCTATTATTGAAAGCCAGCATTTATCTTTAAAAAATATCCACCCAGCATAGATAAATATGAGCCAATATAGGTATAATTTTAGTATAAATATATTATTAGAAACGAAGGGTATTATTACAGATAGAAATGCAATAGTATGTATTACTGCTAAAATAGTCGATAAAAAATTGTTATACATATTATATGTATATAAAAAATATAAGTCCTATGAATTTTTATCATATTTCAAATTCATTCAAAAATATAATTAATGGTAGATTAATCTATTTATCAGATAATACAGATTATCAAATAAATCAAATAAAAGGTCTTAATTTCCTACTAAAGGCATTTGGTAATTATGGGGACAATTCATCTATGTTTGTATTTAATAATAAAACTAAACTTAAGTTGCTTAAAATAGACGATGAATTAATTCTAAATATCCTACAAATGAAATTAAGTAACCAGAAACTTATCTATTTTCTTAAAAAAAATAAACTAAATGGGTTTTTTACTGAAAAAAGTTTTAAAAACATTACTTCTAATGTCTATCTAATATTAATAGATGAAACTACGCCATTTGATGTTAAGAAGATAGACACACCTAAAATTAATATATCTTATTCTATTACAGTTTATTATATATTCTTAATATGTTTGATGTTTTTTAATTTCATATTCGATAAAAGTGTAAAGAATATAACAAATAATATAAAAAAAAATGAATTAACTGATTTAGTTGAATTTAAACAGTTATATAACAACAAACAACAAATTAAAAAGAAAGGTAGTCTTAGAATAGCAACATATAACATTCATTATTTTAGGGATACCTCAGATAATGTAACACTGGATAGACTTTCAGATTACATTAAAACAAAGGATATAGATGTTTTATGTTTACAGGAAGTAGTAGTACCAAGAAAAATGGTAGAAGGGGTCTATTTATATAATTATGAAACAGTAAAGAAAACATTTACTAAAATAGGATATAGCTATTTTATATTTGATAAGAAATCATTTCTGTTTGTTGCATCCAAAATAAAATTAGAAAATAAACAGGTATTAGATCTTAAATATAATAGGAAGGCATTACTATTTGATATAAAATTAAATGAAACGATTACTGTTGTAAACACGCATTTATTTACAGATACATATAAATTTAAAAATAACAACCAGAAAGAAGAAGATATTAGATTTAAACAAGTCAAAAGAATACTTAATAATGTTCATAATAACAAATCGATTATATTAGGTGATTTTAATTCATTAACATCAAGCGATTATACTGATACCGAAATGAGGTATATGAAAAATTATGAATATATTCATACTCCAGAGGATAACAAAGTAGTAGAAATAATAAAACAAAATTATAAAGATAGTCATGAACTAAATAATACTAATAAGTACACACATATTCATAAAAGAAGGGTAGATTATATATTTTATAAAGGGGTTGACGTAAAACAGTATTATAACTATTCTAATTTTGACCTAAGTGATCATTCTATGATAATAGTAGATTTATAATTTATTCATGTGCAACAACCTCAGAGGTGTGGTGGTCATCTTCATGGTGATCATTATGACTCTGACGAGCGTGTTGATTGTCGCACATGAGTGGTCCGCCATGGACACCCGTAACATCAACAGCCTGTTGAGAATCATCACCAACACTAACATTTAGAGAAACATATTCCCCTTCCTTTAGTGTTCGGTATTGACTATGCTGGGTTTTAATGTGAGACTGATGAACAAACACATCAACTTCTTGGGACTTTTCATTATCCCATGTTGTAATAAATCCATATCCAAGTTTGGATCTAAACCATTTCACCCTTCCCACTTGAGTTCCATAAGAATCGGTAAAAACAGGGACGTTCGAGACAGGAGTTTCCATTATAATTATAATAGTTAGTATAACTTTAAATATAAATATAAATTTGTCTATTATTAATTAATAAGTTGAAAAAATAAAATAAAAAAATAAAGTTGTAATATGAATAATTTATTTATTTTACTATTTTTTGTAGTTTTAATTATAATTTATAGTCAATATATTTTTATAAATAGCCCCAATAATAATTATGAGATTCTACAAGGTAATAATCCGATTAAAGATGAATACGAGACAGTTTTAATGAATAAATCAGTTGCAGTATTTACAAACATTTTTACCGATTTGGATAGTAATAAATTAAACAGAACAAATAATGAAAACAAGAATATTCTTCATGATTATTTTAAATACTATCATATACCAATTTCATTTACGTATAATTTTAAAATAGAAAGTGAAGAAGAAGATTCATATAAACCGATTGTTCAAGTAAAAAGTTATAGGTTTTTAAAGGTAAATTTAAAGGGTATGAAAAAAATTATAATATTTAATCCATTACAGGAACCGAACTTATATATACATAATGGTTATAGTAATCTGGATTTTTGGGATAAGGATAAATCATCTGTACCAAACTTTTACAAGTTGAAATATATTGAAGTTATACTAAAGGAGAAACAAATGATTTATATACCATATGGGTGGTGGTATTCTGAATATAATCTTTCAGATACCTTTTCAGTTTCAAGTAATTCTGAATCATTATTTTCATATTTATTAAAAAAATAATTTGATTATTTAAAGTTTTAGTATATAAATTATTCTATAATGGGTTTTCAAATTATTGTCGCTTGCTGCAATAAAAATGGTATTGGTAAAGGTAATACTATCCCTTGGTATCTTAGTGGAGAACTTGTCTATTTTAAAAAGATCACCACACATACTACTACAACTATTTATAAAAATGTAGTTGTTATGGGTAGAAAAACTTGGGAATCTATTCCTGAAAAACATAGACCTCTAAGTGATCGTATTAATATTGTTCTAACAAGAAATCAAGATTATAAAGTTCCTGATGGTGTATTTACTTGTAATTCTCTTGAAGAGGTGGATACTCTTATTAATTCTATAGATAATAGTAGTAAAACAAATGTGTTTTTAATTGGTGGTGGGTCTCTTTATAAAGAATGTTTGGATAAAGAAATGTGTGATAAAATATTTATGACTAAAGTTTATAAAAAATATGAGTGTGATGTATTTTTTCCTAAAATCCCAGAAGATTTTGTTCTAAATACTGTATCTGATTTTTGTGAAGAAAAGGATATTTATTATCGTAAATTTGTTTATGATAAAAATGGTTCTAAAAAATGGAAAAATCAGGAAGAACAACAATATATGTGTAGTCTAAATAATATTATCAAACTGGGTTATAAAAATATAGATAGGACTGGTATTGGAACCTTATCACAATTTGGATTAACTTTTAAATATGATATTAGTAAAACGTTCCCTCTCCTTACTACTAAAAGGATGTGGGTAAGAGCTATTTTTGAGGAACTTAAATTTTATCTAAGTGGTAAAACAGATAATCAGATTCTAAATGATAAAGGTATTACAATTTGGAAGGGAAATACAACCCGAGAGTTTTTAGATTCAAGAGGTCTATCTCATTATCCAGAAAATGATATGGGTGAGTCATATGGATTTAATTTTAGGCACTATGGTGCAGAATACAAAACATGTAAAGAAGATTATACTGGAAAGGGATTTGACCAGTTAGAATATGTTATTGATCTAATTAAAAATAACCCTTCCAGTAGAAGAATTATTATTGACCTGTGGAATGGTTCTACACTCGCTAATGCGGCACTACCACCTTGTCTATGTAAATATCAGTTCTATGTAAATAGTACGGATAAGAAGTTGGATTTGATGATATATCTTAGAAGTTCCGATTTCTTTCTGGCTAATAACTGGAATGTTTGTACTGGTGCTTTTCTGGTTTATATGATTTGTAATCTAGAAGGTATTAACTATACACCAGGGATGTTGACGGTTGTAACAGGAGATACCCATATTTATACTTCACATATTAAACATGTAGAAGAAAATCTTAAAAGAGAACCACGCCCATATCCTATGCTAAAGGTTAATAAAAAACGTAATAATATTATGGATTTTGAATTTGAAGATTTCGAGGTTATTGGTTATGAACCATATCCAAATATCAAAGCTGAAATGGCTGTATAAAAATATTTTATTAATATAATGCTTTTACTAAAACCATTTATTTCTTTTGCTCTGGGATTTTATGTTGGTCTTGCTGCAGCAGAAAAAGCTGCATTAGAAAGATCTAAATCTGAATTAAAAGAGAAGCAATCAGTATAAATATATAATCATATAATAATGAGTCTATTAAAACCTATTCTTACATTTACTATTGGATACTACCTACTTAACTATTACAAAAAATACAAGGAAAGTATAAAGGATATTAGGTTAATCGGAGAAGATTTATACAATTTAACAGAACGTAACAAAGAATTTATGTTGTTACTAATCGTATCTATTAGTTCATATTTTATTTAATTTTTATGTTGTATTATATTATAATGTCCGTCCACAGATATAAAGCGAATGCTGTAATAAATAATGATTACGAAAAAATAGAAAAAATGTTTACTAAGGAATTAAGTAATTTAAGTTTAACAACTTTAGTTGATATAATCCCACCTCTTATTAAATGTGTTGAAAAATACAAAGCATTAAATGGTTCAGAAAAAAAAGAATTAGTTTTAGAATTATTGATGCGGTTTATTGATAAAACCGATGGATTTGGTGATGATGCAATTGTTGATCCTATCCTAAAAAGTATAGCACCTTCTATAATAGATAATCTTATAAAGGTTGATAAGAAAAATATTGTGCTAAAGAAGAAAGGAAAATGTTTCCTTTTTAAAATTTTATGTTAATTTATTTATTTAATTTATTTAATTTGAGTTATGGACAAGTTGTGACCTTCCTGATGGGTCATAACTTACACCATCCCATTCCGTTTTAGGAATCCACCTTGGAACAATACTACCTTTGTTTGGAAACAGTTCTTCAAAGATTTTTCGGTAGTACCCCTCTTCTTTATTTTTAACTCCATACTTCTTTTGTAGGGAAGCGAATTCTACATCTGACACAGAACTATTACAGTGTTCAACAAGAGTATCGAGCCAATTATAACCAACCCCGTCGGTAAATTGTTCTTTCTGTCTCCATAGAATATCATCCGGAAGATAGTCTTTATCAAAAGCAGCCCTTAGAATATATTTCTCAATCTTTTTACATTTAAGTTCTGGATGAATCGTAATACATTTAGAAATAACTTTCTTATCCAAAAAGGGAACCCTTGCCTCTATTCCCCATGACATAGTAGATTTATTTGCACGAAGACAGTCGAAATGATGCAATTCATCTACACGTTTAACACATTCGCTATGGAATTCATCATTATTTGGTGCCTGGTGAAAATACAAATATCCCCCAAAAATCTCATCAGCTCCTTCACCAGAAAGAACCATTTTAACACCATATGATTTAATTTTTCTAGACATTAGAAACATAGGTGTACTAGCACGAATAGTTGTAACATCAAACGTTTCCAAATGGTAAATCAAATCTTTAATAGAATCCAACCCATCTTGTACCGTAAAACTCAATTCATGATGTTCGGATTTTAGATAATCTGCAACTTTACGAGCAGCAAGAATATCGGGTGAATTTTTTAGACCGATAGAAAATGTATGTAGTTTCCCACAAAACGAATTCTCTTTTGCTTTAATGCTTTTATTGGCAATAGACGCAATAAGACTTGAATCAAGACCTCCACTAAGAAGAACTCCAAAAGGAACATCTGACATTAGACGTTTTTCAACTGCTTCAATCAGAGAAGTTCTGATAGTATCTTTGATTTTTTCTTCGTCCATATCTTGTGAGTATTTAGAAGTTTTCCATTCTGGTGTATAATAAATACCTGATTCAACCTGTTCCCATTTAGTAGTAAAATCATAACACAAATAAGACCCAGGGTTAACTACTTCTGCCTTCTCTACATCATGAAAACATTTTAGTTCTGAAGCAATCGTAAAAGAACCAGAGGAATCAAGTCCATGGTAGAGTGGGATAATACCAATCGGATCTCTTGCGACAATAACTTTTTTATTTTCAATATCATACAGAATAAATGAAAAAATACCATCTAACATTTTAATAAAATTAATACCAAATTCTTTATAGAGATAAATAATTACCTCACAATCACTTTCGGTATTACCTTTATACTTATCACCCAAAACTTCACTAAGTAGTGTTTTATAGTTATAGATTTCTCCATTAACAGATAGAATATAATTACCACACTCTGAAATAATTGGTTGTGATCCATTATCAACACCAATAATAGAAAGTCGTTCATGACAAATTGCAATTTTTTCATCAGGAGAATAGTACATCCCATTCCAATCTGGACCACGATGACGCATCAATTTACTTTTATTAAGGTAATACTCACGTTCTCGAATGTCACCAAGAACACCTAGAATGCCACACATTATAAATGTATTGATTAATTCATTCTTAAGTATGTTTTAATTAAACTTTTGAATCTAAATCTTCTATTGTAAGAATGGTTGTGTTTGTAGGGACATCTGTAAAAAAAAAGAAAGCATAGGTATTCCTGTAATTGTTTTTTTCAATAATGTCCTTTTTTGTTTCTTCTGAAACAATAGGATCAGATATTGGATAAAATACAGACTTTAACTCATCACCCTTAGTAAAACTAAATAGAGCTCCCAATTCATTACATCTTTGCCTTTCTGTAATATATAATTGTATTAATTCAGTCTTTTTATTTTCATAAATAGATAACAAACGGTCTTGAACTTCACCCATTGATAAAATATTAAAGACTCTCCTTTAAATCCATAATTTTAAACTTTAGTCTTTTTGAAATAGCTTCATGTTTTTGTATCTCTTCAAAATCAGTTATAATTTTTTTTCTGTCATAAACGTTCATTTTCTTAGAAATAGTGCTACAAATCTTTTCTATACACAAGATTGAATCTTCAATAAAATCTGTATTTGAAGTTTTAAGAATGGTTTTAAGATTAGATATAATGGTATTAAGTGTATCAATAACCAATGAATATTCAATAATATTATTTAGATAAAGTTCTCCTAGGAATTGTGAATAACCCTTTTTAAATAATTTAAGTTTATTATTCTCACAAAATTCATCATAGGTTAGACCAAAATTGTCCTTTATATTATTTTTTATAGAAACATTTTTAAATTCACTACTTTTTTCTACAATATAATCCATAATTTCTTTCTTATTTTCGGTTTTTTCTAGAAATTGTTTAATAATTTTAACATAATAGGTACAATAAATAGATTGTGACGTAGATAATTTAAACATATTTTCAATAAGGAATAGTGTTAGTTTATGTTCTGTGCATATTTCAAACATTATTTTAAACATATTATTATAGTTATTTGGTGTAATTTTATTTAGATAACTAACCAGTTCATTTTTTTTCTTATCAATCATAGAAAAATCCTGTTTAAAGTATGTTTTTTTTTTTAAATTAAACAAGTCGCTAAATAATTTATCAATTTCAGTATTTTTAAGAACATAATTCTTTTTTATTTCAAAAAATGTATCAGTATTATAAATTAGTGATGCCATTTTATTTAATGTGTTTTTTCTTTTAAATAATATATTATAATATATAAATGATACAGCTGTATATGGCATTGGGATTATTAGGATTTTTATACGTCAATAATAAAAAAGATGATGAAACTAAGGAGGTAAAAGAGTCATTTAATTCTAACCCGAAACAACTCAGTGTTCAAGATAATGAAATTAAGGGAACTGAAGAACAAAGAAAACTAAATTTACTTAATAAACAACCAGTTTTAAAAAGACAAAAGAATGAATCGTATATAGGTCAACAGTTCTCTAATGGATTAACTCCGAAGAGTAAATTTTTAACTAAGGAAAATTTTTTAATGGATGATAATGGGATGGTTCCTATGTATTCCGAAAAAGATAAAACTATAGAAGATCCAAATAAAGAACGATTGATGCAAAGAGAAAATAGAGTCTTTCAGGCATTAAGTGGGAAAAGTGAATTTAATTATAAGAAATCTGAATCCAGACCTTTTTTTAAACCAGTTAAAAACCTTACACATGTTAATGGTGCCCCAAATATTAATGAATATGAAAAGGACCGTCTCCATAGGTCTAGTATAAGACGAGGCGAACTTCCTTTCGACCAAATTAAAGTTGGTCCTGGTTTAGGACAAGAATATGGTAATAAACCAACTGGTGGATTCCATCAGACAGAAATTCAGGATATTATTAGACCTAAAACTATAGACCAATTAAGAACTAAAAATAATCAACAAATCAGTTATAAAGGTGTAGTTATTAAAGGTAAATCTATTAATGGTAAACGTAAACATATTGGTAGAATTAGCAAAAGAAGACCAGATACGTTCTATAAAAATGACCAGTCGCGGTATTTCAAGACTACTGGTGCTTATCTTAAAGATAAAAAAAGATTGAATTTTAATGTTGATGAAAAAACAACAAACAGAACAAGAAGTCGAGCATTTTTAGGTCATGCAAAATCTGATAAAAATTATCATAAATTAAACCCTAATGTTAAAAAATCTACTAAAAATAACTATAAAAATGATGGCGTTAGAAATATTCATTCTAAAGGAACATGGAACTCTGTAGAAAAAATTTCGGATTACGGGAAACATACCTTTATGGCCTATCCAAATGAAAGAGATGTAACCCAACAGAGAACATATAAATCTAACTTAAATACCACGGTTAAGTCTATCATTTCTCCATTATTAGATAAATTGAAAAGAACAAAGAAAGAAAATTTCGAAGGTAATATCCGTCCAGAAGGTAACCTTGGTATGAGTGTACCTAACAAACAAACTGTTTATGATCCAAATGATATTGCTAGAACTACAATCAAAGAAACTACGATTCATAACAAACGGGAAGGTAATATTAAAAGTGGTGAGAAAAATAAAATTTATGAATATGATACACTACCCAAAATAACTATTAGAAATACACTCGATACTGTAGATACTAATTTGAACATAGGCACAAAAACACCCAAATTAAAACAATTTTCTAATCAACCTATTAAAGTTACTATTAAACAAACAACTATAGAACAAAAGAACCATGGACAACCTAAATTCAACAAAGACGGAGGTTACCAGATTTCTAATACAACGGCACCAAATACGAATCGCCAGTTTACATCTAATCATAAGTATTCAGGTATTGCTGGTTCTAAAAACAAATTACCTTCATCATACGATGCTTCCTACAACGCTTCACTAAATATTAATAAAGAACTAATCTCAAAGGGTCGAGCTCCAACTTTATCTGGTGCTAAGAAAAGTATAGGTAGTAAAGATGTACAAATTACCCATAAAAAACAAATGGCTGAAACTAAAACACAAAGACCTAGAAGTTCTGTTAAAGTTAGCAAAGGACAAACTAAAATAAACCTATCTAATTACAGGGACCATTCTTATAGCGATAATTCAGATAGAATAAACCCGGAATTATTATCTTCATTAACAGATAATCCATATCATATAAAAACAGCTGGAAAATATGATTATCCTATTGTAGAAATAGATGATAAATCTAACAATTTTAAACCTAAGGAAAGTACTGAACTAACTATGGAACAAAAAATCCAAGAAGAGATTAATAAATTATAATTTGCGTTATAAACATTTTTTATTTATATTTTTTTTATAATATGGAAGAAGGAAGTTTAGCCGTTTTAGTCGACGCTAAGACCGAATATACCCAACAATTTATACACATTATAAAACCAAGTGTCTATAAAACGGTCCATAAACTTTTTATAAAATCTAAGGAATCCACCTATGTTTTGAAAAAATTCCAAGAAGAACTAAGTCAAATACCTATATGGAATCAAGATATAATAGATAAAGAATACAATAATATTGTTTCTGTTTCTAATTGTGACTGGTTAGATGAACTTATTACTGCGGTTTTTGTTAGTCATACGCGTATTTTAACATCAATCAATATGAATAAAGATAAAGGTAAACTTAATCTTAAAATACCTAAAACCAGTCATTTTATTCATAAATGTTATATTGATGTTGCAAGAAATATTTGGAAAAATTCTTTCCTATTTGATGATCGTGTATCCAATAAAGATAAACAAAAGAATCGAAGAGAATGTGATAAAATTATAGAAAAATCTATTATAGAAACTATCAGGAAAGAACTACCTCTAAAAGATATTCTAAAGGAATATTTAGGAAATGATTATATTAATAATACGGTTAATCCTATTAGGACATCTATAATTAATAAACTTAGCAACTATTCTGATGAAAAATTAACGGAAATAAAGACACTTTTAGAAACGGAACCTAAAGAGGAACCTAAGGAAGAACCTAAAGAGGAACCTAAAGAGGAACCTAAAGAGGAAACTAAAGAAGAACCTAAGGAAGAACCTAAAGAGGAACCTAAAGAGGAACCTAAAGAGGAAACTAAAGAAGAACCTAAGAAGGAAACTAAAGAGGAAACTAAAGAAGAACCTAAGAAGGAAACTAAAGAAGAACCTAAAGAGGAACCTAAAGAGGAAACTAAAGAAGAACCTAAGGAGGAAACTAAAGAGGAACCTAAGGAGGAAACTAAAGAGGAAACTAAGGAGGAAACTAAAGAGGAACCTAAAGAGGAAACTAAAGAGGAACCTAAGGAGGAAACTAAGGAAGAACCTAAGGAGGAACCTAGTGTTGTGGTTGATTCTTTAGAAGATGTGTTGCAGATAGAGGAGTTAAATCTGGATGACTTTGGTAATTACGAGGAGGTATATGATGAACCATTTGAAGTAAAGTCAGAAGAACCAACGGAAAGTGATATTAAAACTATTTCTATAACTGATACAAATAATAACAAAAAAATAACAGAGATTGTGAATTTAAGTGATGTTGTGGTGAATAAAGAATCAACAAAGGAGGAAGTTCTGGAAAAATATAAAAATAAATCTGATATTAAATTTTTTTAATAAGTAAAATTAAAAAATTAAATATATTTTAATAAAATATTATGAAATATATGAATTTGGAATTTGCTTGTGCTCTCGTTACATCTCTAGTTATTTCATTAGTTATGAATTACTTAAATCGCGATAATAAAGACGGAGTGTCTATAAAAACTCACCTTAAAACCTTTATAATTAATAGTATTATAATTTTAGTTCTGCTTTATCTAAAAAAAAAGGTTTTAGATAACATGTTTGCAAACACTTCTGTTAGTATAGAAAATATTACAGATACAGGAACTCCAGAATATAATGATATTATTGTTGGAACACCTACTTTTTAATAATTGTATAATATAATGATGACTCTATCAAAGAAAGATTTGGTTTATATAATAATACCATTTACTTTGTATTTGATCTTATTTTTGTTTAAAAATGAAGAATCTATTGAATTTAATAAATTAAAAGAAGCTATTATGTTATTTGTTATAGTTATAGTATTTAATGTCCATCCTATGATATCTTTTTGTTTATATTTGCTCTATCTAATAAATAAACATATTAATATTTAAATATACTATATTCATTTTTTATGTCTTTTTTGTTTACAATAAACCTTTTAAAAATTTTATTTTTAAATTGGTTAAGTGGTACAGCATTTTTAATATCCTTTGCGATTTTTTTATATAAATCAAAATCGTCTTCTTCATTAATAATAAACTGGTTATTTTTATCAGTCATCCATATTTTTAGAAGGTTAAATAGTTTAGTATTAGGATTGAAGTGTTCTATAATGGTTGTAGCTAATCTGGCTAAATCAAAACTTTTATTAGGTTTAATTTTACAATTTTTTAAAGAGTTATTTATAGGGTAATCATATTGACCATCTGCATCACCATTTTCATCAAATGTGCTGCTAAAATATAGTGTTTTGTTATGAGTGAATGTAGCTCTACCAAAATCAATTATTTTAGTAATTTTTCCATATGTTGGTATTTTATAAAAAACGTTATTTACTTCGAAGTACATGAATGGGTTATCTGTAGTTGTAAACATTATATTACTTGAATGTAGATCATTATGGACGAAATGAAATTTATTTTGTGCTACAGCAAGACCAAAACAAATCTGAAATAGAATAGAGGTCCATTCTCTATCACTTAAATTAGTTTCTTCTAATAAATCATCTAAAGTATATTCTAGTTTTTCCATAAATATTAGTTGAGTGGGAAAATTTGTAACATTAATATATTTAAATGTGTCATCATCCTCTTCTTCAAGTTCTGAGAAATTGTCTAATTCATCTATATCCATAACATCTATATTACTAACAAACGAGTCTGGTAAGTCTTCTAAACTATTTAAATGTTCTAGTTTATCTTGTGTATCTTCATAACTGGTATCAATCTCTAATGTATCGATATCCAGATTATTCTCAATAATTTCTAAATCTGGTTCTGGTTCATTATCAGAATCAATATCAATAGCAATAGATTCAATTGCGAATTTTTTGTTAATATTATCACTAAATGATTTATTAAATTTAATATCCTCATAATCTTCAGTAATGTCAAATTTTAGATTATTAGATAAACAATTATATGTACCATAGAATAATGGGAATGTGGGACATCTTCTACTTTCGGTTAATTTACTTCCTAAGAATGTAAAAAATGAATCAATATATGCTTCATTATTATAATTATTAATATAGTCAGATGTAATACATGATGTAATATTTGGGAGAATTTTAGGAGTTAAACTATAATGATTCATACTGTATCCTAAAACATCAACTATAGGATTTTTTTTAATAAATATATCTTTTGTTATTTCTTTTTTTGCAAATCTATCATAAATATTAGACTTATAGAAAGTTTTTATATAATGAGATTGTTTTTGTGTATATATATCGGTATTATTTTCACTAAGGTTTTTTATAATAAATCTTGATTTTAAAATTAAATTAGAATTGTCTTCATAATCAAAATTAGACTCATCGATATAATTATCTAATATAGGGAAATATGATTGTAAATTACTAACATTCATGTGTGTTTCTATGTTTTTTTTTGTAAACTTAAAATTTTTATTATCGAAAAGTATATTATTCATTTATGATTGTGGTATATTTTTGTTTATTTATAATTACGCGTTGCTTGTTAAAAAAACAAAATAAAATTATCCAAATATAATAATGAATTTAGAATTAAAAAAATTCGATATTTCTACAATAAAGCCAGACAAAGTTTGTGTGTTTATAGGAAAGCGTGAGACTGGTAAAAGTTTTTTAGTAAAAGATCTGTTATATTTTCATAGAAAGATACCTATAGGCACAGTAATTTCAGGGACAGAAGGTGCTAATCAATTCTATGGGAAAATGGTTCCTAGTTTATTTATCCATGACGAATATACGCCAGTGGTTGTAGCAAATGCTGTAAAAAGGCAAAAATTAGTAGTAAAGAAAAAAATGAAAGAGGAACATTTATATGGGAAAAGTAATATAAATCCTTCCGCTTTTTTAATTTTAGATGATTGTTTATATGATAATTCTTGGGTAAAGGATGTAAATATTCGTTCATTATTTATGAATGGACGACATTACAAAATGTTGTTTATAATTACAATGCAGTATGCTTTAGGTATACCACCGAATCTAAGAACAAATATTGATTACGTATTTATTCTAAGAGAAAATTATGTATCAAACAGAAAAAAATTATATGAACACTATGCGGGCATGTTTCCAACGTTTGAAATATTCTGCCAGGTGATGGACCAATGTACAGAAGATTTTAATTGTTTAGTTATTAATAATAATGCTAAAAGTAATAAACTAGAAGAACAGGTTTTCTGGTATAAAGCTAACCCCCATTCTGATTTTAAAATAGGGGCACCAGAATTTTGGAAACACCACTCTAATAATTTTAATAGTGGTTACGATTCAGAAGAAGAACAAGAACCTTTTGATTTAGCATATTCCCAACAAAAAAAAAGAAAAGGAGGTCCTACTGTAAATGTTAAAAAAACAACATTTTAGATTAATAGTTTATTTTCGAATATATCACTAAATGTTTTTTCAAGATCTAGTTGATTAAATTGTGAATCATAAATCTCTCTTGGAACAAATCTATATTCTATGTCAAAATTATTTTTTTGTCTTTTAGATTCTATTTTAAGTTCCATATATCCGATTACAATACAGGCTATAGATAAAGTTAAAAAAACTAGTGTTAATGATTTCATATTATATTATAGATATAAATTTTTATAGATTAAATCATCTTGAATAGTTATAATAGTCTAGCCTACAACTATGTTAGAACTGGGTTCAACTATCGAACTTGAACATTTATCAACAAGGTAAGCGTGTCTGCGTTCTAAAGCAATACGGTCTCGTTGTTCACGACTAGTTTCATATTTACGTATATTTTTGATACTTTCCTTTTTAATTTTATATGTGTCGAATTGCATATCAATAATATTTGTATCTATCGGTCTGTATTTAATCAGTTTAGGAGGTTTAATGTTTTCTAATTTTTTATTATAAAAAATAAAAATAGGAAACATAATTATTATTAAAAATAAAAGCGAAGCTAAACTTCTCATATAAGTTGATAGTATATTTTATATTGTGGTATAATCATAAATTTTATAGCTTACTTAGAACCATCGGCATCGTCACCACCTTTGGTGTCTTCAACCGCCTCCTCGGTTTTGCGCTCCATCCACGGATCGTTACTCTCAATGTGCTCCTCAATAGTAGCCATATTCTTCTTGTTCTCCTCATCTTGTTTTGTCATCTCCTTTTCGGCATTAATACGTTCCTTCATTGCATCATCCTTGCGCTCACGTTTCTGATCCTCATAGAATATATCCTTATTCACCTCGTTCTTTTTGTACTCCCTCATTAGGTTATTGAGTTCATCCTCAAGATACTCCTCGCTCTGGACCCTATCTGCACATGGGTCCCAAGGAAGCCACTGACCCACTGAACCAACAAACACATGGAATGTACGGTCGCGCTTCTGTAGCTGTTTCGCCTTAATCTCAGCTTCCTTTTGAGTCTCATACACACCCCTGATTTTCACGCCACGAACACTCGTCCGGAACTCGTTCTTTTCACTGAATTCCTTATTAAGGTCATCGTGGAATTTGTAGGTAAAATCCTCGAACCTACCTTTAAACTGGTCATATGTAAACTGAAGCTCAAGACGGAGCTTCTCCTTTAGTTCCTTGTTAATTTTTGTCTTAAGTTCATCACCTGCATTTTTAGTAATTTTATCAATAGATTGTTCTAGTTCTCCAAACCGTTGTGTCATATAACGGTGGAACATATAAACTTCTTTGCTTTTCATAACCTCTTCAGGAGAGAGGAACGAGAGACACACGAAGTTTTGCCCCGGAATATTGTTATCGCCTTCAAGAAATGTTTCATTATCATCTGACATAATAGTATTCTAAAGAATTATTTGTTTAAATAGAAATTTAAAAAAAATATGTTTATTAATATTAATGACTTTTAAACTTGTTAATCCAAGAGAGCTAATCAGAAAGGTTCTAAAAATATCCTTTCTTTTTCTTATAAACTATCTATTACTAAATACACTAGATATTTCCCCATCTAATAAAATTAAAATTATTACTGTAAATATTATAATGTTTAGTATAATAGATATTTTATTCCCATCGATAAATATTAATGATAAAAATAATTAAATACTCGAAATATATTCCCACTTTAAATAATTGCATATATCTTTCCAGATAATATCTTGTTGGTGTAATTTTTCTCTACTTTTAAGTAATATAAAACTATTCTCAAATTCATGTAACCCCAATAATTCAACGAATTTGTGTAATACATAAGAATAAGACAAAAAATTCTTTCTATTTTTAGGACAGAATTTATGAAATGGTATCTGGATTTCTTTAAACATGCGTCGTAGTTCTTCTTCCGTTTCAACCGACATCACCGGTGGCGTCTTCCCATTCAGTTTATTTAAGATATGAGGTATGTGTTCATAATACTTATTTTTCCCAATCTTTTTAAGAATACATCTTAACTTTGTAGGTTTTAATACGTTAATATCAAGTCTTTCCTTTTTTATTTCCAATAATATTTTTTCATAAATATCTTTAGGAATATCAGTTGTTTCCTTTGCTTGGAATTGTTCTAACCATTCGTTAAAATGATTAATACGTTTATATGAGAAATAAGTAATTTCTCTTGGAGGATCCTTATATGATGGTTTATCGGATTCTATTAAAATAAATGATTCTTCGCCACACTGTGGACATATTTGTTTTCCTTCAGACATATAAACAATTTTATTTATATGACAGTTATTACATAATTCTACATTATGTTTAAATTCATCAAAATCTATTTGATAATTTTCTTTAGTATTCAGTAAATAACTATTTAATAAATGTTTTCTATTATTATTAGAATCGTTATCAATATTAGAGTTATCTTTACTATTTGATTTTGTTTCATTAAAGAATGACATTATATTTTGCGTGTTATCATTAATAGATGATTGTTTCTGTACAGGTGTTGACGAACTATTATCATAATACTGAAAAATTAGATTTCCATTATCTAAAAAATATTCTATTTCATTCCTATTATTATTATTGTTTTTATAATTGCTTATATCTTCTTTCAACAAAATAATTCGGTCTTTGATTTTTAGTTCATCTACGATATTATTTGTTTTTTTAAGTTGCAATTCTAATTCTTTTTTTTCTACTTCCATTTCTAAAATATCTTCCTTTTTTCTAAAATTGTTTACAAAAGTATTGTGTTTTGATTCTAATGTTACCTTTGTATCGTAATGTATTCGTTTATTATTTTTATTTTTAAATGACATAATTATATTTTTAATATAATGTATTTTAAATAACTTCTTTAAATTATAACTTAAGAAATAATATTTATAAATAGTATTATGGGTGGAGCTTCATTACAATTAATAGCAGAAGCTACAGAAAATAATTATCTAACAGGAAATCCTCAGATTACATTTTTTAAAAGTGTTTATAGAAGGCATACTAATTTTGCTATAGAATCTAGAAAATTAAATTTTACATCTAAGCCTGATTTCGGTGATCCAGTTAACTGTAGAATCCCTAAAGGACCTGACCTTTTACATAAACTATACTTATATATTGAATTACCAGAAATAAATGTCGATGTTTCAGCAGGATCATATAAGGCTTTCCGATGGTTAAATTGGGTAGGTCATTCTATTATTAAAAACTCGTCTATTTCTATAGGACAGACTATTATTGATGAACAAGATGGAGAATGGCTTCATATTTGGAATGAATTATCACAAAAGGAAGGGAAAAAACATGCGTATGCTGAAATGGTAGGAAATATCCCTGAATTAACACAGATTCATACTGTTCGTGGTATGATTAATGAGGGGACTGGCCAGATCGGCAATGACATTAATAATTTTAAAATGACAGATGCAAGAAACTTGTATATACCTTTACAATTTTGGTTCTGTAAAAATCCTGGGCAAGCTTTACCATTAATATCATTAGAAAAGGCTGAAGTAATGGTAGATATAGAATTTGAAGATTTAGAAGAATTAATATGGGCATCTGAACAAGTCGTTACTGGTGATTTGGGTGCAGAGTTATTGCCTGCATCTGGATCTAGAGTAAATACAGTTCGTCATTCTATCTCCACTAATATTTTCCAATCAAATAGTAAACCATCTTTAAGAAACGCATTTATATATGCGGATTATATCTATCTTGATAATGATGAAAAAAAAAGATTCGCAAATAACACACACGAATATCTTATAGAAAAAATTCAGACACGTGGTACTTCATTCACATCAGCTAACAGTCAAACCCATACAGTTGACCTAAATTTTTTTAATCCCGTTAAAGAATTAATATGGAGAATTCGACCGGTTAACCTTGTAGATAAAAGGTTCTGCCAATCAAGAGGTGGTATACAAAGATATAATTATACAGATAAATTTGATTTTACTGGGTATACAGGTGTTCCTAGTCCAAAGGGTGGTTGTGGTATGGTGGGTGGTAGAACGAATGAAAATTTCTTTACACGTTTACCTGCGGCTAAGTTATCATATAAATCTTCATCGGACCCAAATAAAACCCAACATACTCCTAACTTTTTAGACAATCAATTAACGACCTCTACTAGCTGGGATGGACAGAATAATCTAATAGCTGATTTTACTGCAGAAGGAATTACTCAATGTGCTTCAACCGGATTTGATTTTATATCACAATATTTTAATTCTACAAGAACAGAAACTACTGAGGCAGAAAGTAGTTTATATAAAAATTTTACTATGTCTCATATGTTCAATCAGCCTACAACAATAGATAATGATACAAGTCTCCATGTTCCCGATGTAAATGGATTATGGAATAAACCGGGATTTGAGAATGCTCAAAGAATTACTTATAATGGTGATAATCCAACTAAAAATGCTTCATTGTTCCTTAATGGTGTAAGAAGATTCGATGAGAGGGAAGGTTTCTATTTTAATGTTATACAACCATATCAACACCATACTAATGTTCCATGTAGTGGAATAAATGTTTATTCTTTTGCTATAGACCCAGAAGATCATCAACCTTCAGGGACATGTAATTTCTCAAGAATATCTGATGCAGAAATTATAATTACATTAACAGAAGAGGCCCAGAAGGTTGTTTCTGAAGTCAAGGTTTATGCTGTATCCTATAATATTCTAAGAATTAAAACGGGTGCGGCTGAAATTGCTTTCGCTCATTAATAATTATCTAATGTGTTATGTGTCTGCCATTGAGTACTGACAGGACCTGTAGGAACTTGGGCTTCGTTACTAAGAACATTCTTAGGTTGCCATCCGTCATAATCTAATGGTTCATTGACTGGTCTTTCCCACCTAACACTTACTGGATTTGTTGGGACTTCATCAAAAACATATACTTCTTCATTTTTATTTTCTTTATTTTCTTTAGGTAAAGAATTACTCGAACCTAAAGGAGATGGAATAATTGGTCTATGAGAATCTTTAGCTAAATTTTTAGTATCTGTATTCATAGAAAAATCGATTTCTAATTTATCCTGTGGGTTCTGGCATAACCATTCCCATCTGTTCCAACCAGTACCTCTAAGATTAAAACTTGGGTTACTTAATCTTGTGTGTTCGGTTTTAACATTTTTACAAGGATTATAATTCATTTTTTTTGTTTCTAAACAAACATTTCCATCTTTATCCATTTTTGGTAGATATTGTTTGTGTGGATCATTACTATGTTTTCTTGTTATACCAAGTAATTCTGAATCAACATCTATCATTGCGTTAGTTACATCTACACTAACACCAGATTTTTGCATAGCAATATTAGGATCTTCGACAAAACATTGCGAATGTTGTGGGGTGTTTAACTGATATTTTATACTACCTAGTGATTCCTTTAATGACTGGTCATAAGCAGCGTTATCGTAATTTAAATTAGTAAAACTCATATATATATATAGATATTATTTTAATAAATTATTTAATAATTTTATTTATTTTAATTTTTTTTGGAAGAACAACTGGTGGATAGTCTACGATATTACAAGTTGGTAAATGTAATAAATCAGTTGAAATAACCCTTTCTTCTGTTGACTCATTCCCTCTAATTACGATATCATTAGGTTGACAATTATTAATATCTTCTAAAGAGCATTTAGAAAAAAATTTTTCATCTGGACACATAGAAGCTTTCCTTGTTATACCATATAAATCCGATTCTAAATCTACAATATTACCTGAAATATGACTTACATTAGATCCTCCAATAAGTCCGAATCCATTTCTACATTTATTAACATTTTCATATTTATCACTATCTAAAAGATAACCAGCAGTTCCCGCACTCTGATTAATTCTAGTCTGTTCTGCACAAGTATCGTACATTAATCTATTGCTACTCATATACCATTAAAAAACATTTTTTTTTAACAGAAAAATAAAAGAAATAAAATAAAAAATTAATTATCAGTTCTAAGAACTGGTTCAGTTGTCAAATAGGTCTTCTTCTTTGTTAAGATATCTCTAACCTTCTGGTCATCAAGACATCTTTCAAAAAAATCTATATCTTTTCTTATTTGTGTTGTATCAACACCACCTCTAAACCAATCTGGAACAGAATCTTCTGGGATTAGATTTTTAGGATTTTGTATAGTTTCTTTAAGATTAGGAACAAGTGGTGTATATTGATGTTCAATAGAAACTCCAGAGAGGGAATTGCAAGCTCTGTCATCACTAGCAATATTCGCTGACCGAATCTCGCTATCAATATCTACATGATACTTACCCTTACCAGTATATGGAATAGTAAGATATGGTCTTGGAAATAATTGGTTCGCATCACCTCTAAAATTATTTACTTTACCTTCACGTTTTTCTTCGTCAATTAAATCAGAATTTACTCCAAATCCATCATCAAAATTAAGATAAGGTTGATTTGTTGCTATTTTAGTATTATTCGGATGTACTTCAGTAAAATCCTTTAACATATATTCTCCACCACTAAGTGCCTGAACGGTGTTATATTTTTTAAAATTACCATCCTGTTGTAAAGATGTTAATTCATTAATTCTTAATGTTTGTCTATCCATATACTATAGAAATATAAATTTTTTTATAATTAACTTAATTAGTTTCTTCACTTTTTCTAAATATATATATTAAATAGGTCAGAAATAGAGTTACTATTAGTATAAAAATATAGTTTATATTATTTGTTAGTAGGGATAACAGAAACGATAGATATAAAGAAAAACGTACTAACGAATTTAATTTTTTTTCTATACTCATTTCCTTTGTTGGAAAATATTCTTTAACAAGTTCTTTATCTAATAATACTTTAAAGTCATCAAACCAAAATATATCACTCATATATATTATTATTCATTTTTATTTTGATTTCTTTTTTCTAGTTTTTTCCTTAATCTCTCCTGAGTAGGATTTAATGGGGTATTGGCCATATTGGCCATATTGGCCATATTGGCCATATTGGCCATATTTGCCATATTAGGCATGTTCGCCATATTTGCAAGGTCTGGATTATTATTTAAATTAGACATAACACTCTGTGCTTCACTTAGAAGAGAAGAAGCATCTAATTCACCACTCTGAATTTTATTTTGGATTTTATTACCAACCGTTTGTATAAGGTTCATAAATTTTAACGAATTATCCCCACTAATAAGATTTGAAAAAAGGTCTTCCATATTTCCATCACCACTTTCAAGATCTATACCTAAATCTAAATTATTAATATCTAATTCTTCGGTTAATTCACTGGCTAGTTTACCAATCATACCAGACTCATTAAAGATATTATCAACATTTTCATTATTACTATTAGAAAGATTCTTTAACATTTTAAAAACATCTTTATCTATATTAGGATCAGTCTGGGAATCACTTTCCTCTTCAGGTTCATTAATATTCTTAAACTGATTCACTAATTCCGAAATTGTTTTAGTATCATTAATAATAGTTTCGGACAAAACATATAAAGTCTGCAGATATTCCCATATCTTCTTTTTGTTATTATCACTAATTTCACCAGAATTCCAAATATCTTTAAAATTCACATTCTTTAGAAGATAAATATCTTCTTTAAACAAATCATTATTTTCTTCTGAAATAAATTGTTTATAATCCTTTGTTTTATTTAGAAATCGTTTAACATATTTATCATCATTGCAAGTATCAGATTCCAATAGGTCTTTATAATAATTAGTGATAACTTCTTTGTATTCGTCAAATGATTCTATAATGTTTTCTATAAACTGTTTCAAAAAACTATTGAAATGTTCAATATTAGTTTTTTCCATTAATAATAAAAAATAAAAATTTTAAAAATATAGACCGCAACTATATCTTATCAGATAATTGTGTCAAAATATTAAAATAGTCCCACACTTTGTTCTTATTATGGTCATCTAAAGTAGTCCAGTAAGTCTTAATTTTAGAAATTACTGTAAAAATTTCTTCGTTATTGTATTTTTTTACTTCATCAAAATTGTTTTGTAGGAAGAATTTATCATCTCTCGATTCAATATAAGGCCTATACTGTTCTAAATACTCCTTAAAAACAGTATGCACTTGTTTAGGATTATACTTTACAACTACTCCAAGACCTCTTTTGTAAACCTTGAAATCTTTATCATCATTAAAAATTAATATACAATCATCTAAAAAATTCAAAATAATATTATTGAAAGCAGAAAGGACAGACATAGTTTATTATTCTATACAAATATATTTTATTCTATAAATTAACTTATAATATTCTATTTTTCAAAAAAGGTATTAATATCACTATTTCTGAGTTTCATAAGACCATCAACATTTTTGGCCCTATTTTCTAAAACTTTATCCTCATCTATTTTCTCATTTTCTGTAAAGAAAAAATCTAAATTACTATCTTCTTTTTTACTAAGATCTATATCGTGTAAATTTCCCATAGTATCAGACGAATATGCTTCTATAGAATCATTTTCAATTGTTTCCTTTTTTATTAATCCATTTACATGCTCCTTTATTTTTTCATCTATAATTAATTCTTTAGATTTACTTAAGTATATTGTTGGTATTAACTTAATAAAACCAGGTATCTTTATTTTACTATCATCAATACACACCGGAAATATATCTTTTATATTATTCTTATTAATTATTTCTATTATTTCCTTAGAATAATCGTCTTTATTGCTATAAAATAGAAGATCTTTATTCATTAGATATTTTTTATAAAAAATTTATTTTAATTAAACTTAAAATTGATTTAAATTTTATAACTAATTAATATAAATAAAATGTCTATTTCACTTTCGTCAAAAAAAACTTCAAATGAACTTCATCTTGAAATTAAAGATGTCGATACAAGCATAGTCAATGGTATTAGACGTGTTTGTATATCTGAATATAAAACAGTTGCATTTAATACAGAAGACTATATAAATTCGGATCTAAAGGTTATTAAAAATACGTGTGGTCTACACAATGAATTCTTGTTACATCGTATTGGAATGGTACCCATTCATGCCAACAAAGAAACATTTGATGTAAATAGATATAATTTTATTCTTAAAAAAAAGAATGAAGGAACCAGTACTATTAATGTTACTACCGAAGATTTTGAAGTTATTGATACTGAAACCGGTAAAAATGTAGATTCTAAAAAATTCTTTCCACCCAATGAAAGAAACTCTTATATTCTTATTACTAAACTAAAATCTAATCCAAATAACAAAGGTGAAGAAATACATATTGAAGGAAAAGCATCAATCAATAATGGTAAAAAACATGCCAGATACCAACCTATTTCTTGCATTACCTATAACAATAAAAGAGATCCAGAAAAAGTTCAGAAAGGTCTAGAACTTTATCTAAAGGAAAATAAAGATAGTGAAAATAAAGAATCTTTAGAAAGACAGTTCGAACTTTCTAAAGCTGATAGATATTTTCATACAAATAAACAAGGTATCTGTGACCAATATGAAATGTATATAGAATCTCTAGGAATTGAATCACCCGAAAAAATTCTACATGGATGTCTAGATATTCTAACGCAAAAACTTGAAAATTTCAAAACTGCGATTACTAATATTGTTGGAAACAAATCCGAAGATGAAAGAATTAGTCTAGATGTTTCTGTTGAAAATATGAAGGCGTATACGATTACTGCCAAAAATGAATCTCATACTCTTGGTAATCTTATTCAATTCCACGCTCTAAACTTTTTCGATAGAAAAAAACTGATGTATATTGGATATAAAAATCCTCACCCACTCAAGGATCTAATTGAAATAAAAATTAGTACACAAAATAACACACCTGAAGAAATCCAGGAAATTATTACTATTACCTGTGACAAAATTATAGCCATTCTAGAAGGGTTTAAGAAAACGGTTCATAAAAAACTATAGTTTATAAGACAAATCTACTTCTTTATTAGGCTTTAGAATAAATAGAATCTTAGCACTATCCAGCGAACTAATATAATTATAGACATCATTAAACTGCAATGGTGTCCTCCTAATCATATAGATACCATGTAGGTCATAACAAAGAGGTCTAAGTTGGAACGGAATTTCATTGATTTTAATACCCTTTTTAATATGATATTTTTTGTAATAGTTTAGTGTATCCGAAACCAATTTAATAAATTCACTATTAAAAATATTATACATTTCTGTTTCATTCGGGAAAAAAGACAAATATTCCTGAATGTGTTTATGTTTTTTATTTTCATAGTATAGATATTTTACATTATTAGTATTTCCTTTAAGAGATTTAGCATAATTATAATTCTCATTCCTGATTTTTACCCTTCTATTTTCTTTATCCTTAATAACAATTCCTTGTTTTTGAAAATCCATTGTCCTAACAAAATCACGAATTTCTGAAATATTATTAAATGAATATTTAATAGGCCTTTTAATATCAAGCGGTTCCTTATAAATATCATGACACACTACTTTACTATCTACAACAGACCCAACAGAAACCAATACAATTTCTGGAACATGATACTGTGTAACAATAATATTATCTGGATGCATTAGAACAAATGTATAGAATTTTGACTCATCCAATGATGAAAACTCCAAATTACAAGCCTCTTTAAACATTTCATTAAAAGATTTATTCCCAATCCATTTACAATTTGCTCCAATATTACTCCTTGTAGAAATCATCCAGTTATCATTGTGATAAAACATACTAATCATTGTACCATCCAAAAAATCTTCTATACTCAACCTATCCCACTGCTCTATAGAATTATAGACCTCTTCTAGTTCGCACGATTTAGTCGGAGGCAAACATACCAATTCATTCGTTGACATTTTAGCAATCAGACCTCTACACATTTTTACATATTTATTGTCCATATCTGATGTATCTTTATTATATTTTACGAGATATAGGTCGTGAACTGGGTATTCCTTTACAATAAGACCCAACTCAGTTAGTTTAGTTTTAGTAGAAGAAAAAGGTTCATGGGTAATAAAATCTAGGACTTCCATTTATATATACTATTGTCTTTTTTTTAAGTATCTGTAAAATATTTTATTAAATAAAATATAACCTTTAATTATATGAATAAGTTTTTAGATGACGTAAAAATATATTCAATAATAGAAATTAAAAATGACACAAATAAGTATTGTGTCGTTGGAAAAGACGATGATAATTCTATTTATATAAGAATTATTCTAAAAAATAAAGATGATTTTTATGTAGGAAAAAATAAAACCAAAATTAATTTTAATAATATTTCTAATATTTTTCACACTCTTGAAAAACATCCAAAATATTTAAATAAAGAATCTCAAGAAGAAGATGAAGAATTTAATAATAATAATGTTGTAGGTAATGAATATGATTTTAATGATAACTACTACCCCAATGATGAAGAAGAAAACGACCAAGAAGATAACGAAGAAATATTTGTACTTGATAATGAACAGTATGTTGAAGATGAACCACTATCAGGAGGAGCTGATTCAAATTCAGACTTTAGTTGGGGTGATGTAACTAATGATACCAATAACGAAGGAGATAACGATGAAGAAGATATAGACCCTGAAGAAGATATAGACCCAGAAGAAGATGCAATAGATAATAATAATGAAGAAGTAGAAGTAGAGAATAATAATAAAGAAGTAGAAGTAGAGAATAATAATGAAGAAGTAGAGAATAGTAACGAAGAAGTAGAAGTAGAGAATAATAATGAAGAAGTAGAAGTAGAGAATAATAATGAAGAAGATGATAATAGTAATGTGTATGAACTTGAAGAAAATAATATAGAAATGGAAAATTCAGAAAATATGGTTATTTATGAAGAAAGTATTATACCCGAAGACCAAGTGATCTATAATGATAAAATTCAGGAAGATGATTTATTAAATGAACTAATCAAATTAGACCCAAATAATAGTAAGAGTATCAAAAAACGTATTAAAAATTTTATGTATCTTAAACAGAATAATTCTACTTTTGATGACGATAAAAATATAACTGGATTTGAATTGAAAGGAGCATCATACAAACCATTAAAAGACCACCTAAAAAAATTCAATCGTCATGCATTATACAAACCAATTGTTTCTGAAAAAAAGAAATACTTTAAAATTGATAATATAGATGACCTTAAAACAACCGGATTACCTCTTGATAAAATAAACATATTAAGTGATGATGACAAAATAATAATGGAAAGTTTCGAAGACCATGTTACGAAAGTCTTTGATATAAATCATAAATATAAAATGGGAGATTCACGAGTTAATTATTCTTATAAAAATGAAACCAGAGAACAATATGAACTAATGGATGCATACGAAAGTAGTAATAAAGGATTTGTCACACATCTTAGAAATGATATGGAAGTTTATAGCAATTGTTTTAAAGAATCTTGTAAACAAATGTTAGGAGATAATACTAATATAAATAGACATGTGTTGTTAGGTAATACTATTTTTAATGATGAATTAATAGTAAAGGGTAATAAAATCTCTAACGTTGGATTCGTAAAACTACCAAAAAATAAACTTAATGAAGAGTTATACAAAAATAATAAATCTCTTATAGAAAATTCCAATACACCCATACATCTTAATATGAAACACCTCGAAGAAAATATACAGTCAGAAATTATTACTAGTGAATATAATTTAGGAGATACTGTAAATATTTGTATAGAAAATAAACAAACGATTCAGGGAAAAATTACTAACATTAATGATGTAGACTATATTATTGATATAAATACAGACCCAGTAGAAACATTACGTATTAATAAAAAGGATAGTAATGTAAGAATTACTAAAATAGTTCCGTCCTGCTTAGATCTTGATACCGATTCACTTTCTGTCTATCTATACGATAAACTAGAATTAGACGAAACTGATTTAGATAATTACCTAACTAAGATTCTACCGGACTTAGGAAATATTATTAATAGTATAGATGGTAAGGACAAATATACATCATTAGAACAATTCGAAAAAAAATTATTTAGATATGGATACACTCTAGAAAATATACCATCTAACCATTTTAAAACCATAAAAACGATTTTATCTAATAATAATAAATCACAAAAAACATTAACAACTACAAAAGAAAAGAAGGATACAGAAGTTCTCGATAAAATGAATTATCCATTAGTAAACAATTATAGTTTAGACCAGGTAAATTATTATTATGGAGATTACCCAGACTATAAAACATCCCGCGATACAGAAAATAATAGATTAGATTGGTTAAGGAAATCATATGACAATGGATATTTGTTTTTTAAAACTATTACCCATAATGTTACAAAGAAATTCATGGAAGAAAATTCAAAACGCATAGAATCTATGAATAAGGTGCAGGAAAGAGTTATACAATCAAAGGAGAAACTTGTTGAAAATTTAGATAAAGAGTTTTCTAAAATTGAAAAGGATAATAAATGTGGAGGCATGCGTTTAGTTAAAACTTATACCGATATGGACCAACTTAAATTAGATAATAACCGTGATGTTTTTATTGAAGACGACAAATTAATAGAAGGAGAAACTACTAATAAAGTTCAACCAGGACAATATGCTATTCTAATTGAAGATTACGATAGAAAGAAAATATACAAAAGACAAAAGATTCAGAACACAGATGTTTGGGTTATTGAAAAAGATCTTAATATTGATATGATAATTTCATCATACACTGATTTCTGTGTACAGCAAGGCATGGCACTAGAAGAAATCGACACTACATTTTTAAAAGGTAAAAATAGATGCAAATATTCAGAACACTATAAAAGATGTTTACCTATTCGGATTATAAAATTAAAGGATGAAATTGATAGCTACAATAAACAGTTAGAAGATATTTCTAAAAATATTGAAGATATTAATAATAAAGATAAAATTCTACAGGAACAGGAAAATGAATTGCTAATTCTAAAACACGAACTAGAATCAGACAATAATAAGAAAATAAATAATGAATTTACAAGAAAAGAATATAAAAAGAACGAAAGAAGTGAAGAAGATATTTACCAATATCACTATTATAGAATAGATAAATATCTAGAAAATATAAAATCTCTTCCGTTAAACAAATTCTATACATCTTTATCTTTACTACTTGATAAATATGGTCGGTCTGGTTCTATAACTGATGGGGAAAATGAAAAATTTTATTATAGTAGACCAGGTAATAAAAAAATTATATGCAAACATCATAGTAATTTTATTGATTACAATAATAAAATTATAACATACGACGAGGCATTAGAAAAAACTATAATGGAATATGGTGTAGAAAATGACGGATTTATTTGGTGTAAAAATTGTGGCGAACAAATAAATGGTGCTGAATTTGAAACACAGGAAGGTTTCCTCGATTCTGGTGCTCGCGATATTACTCATGAATTAATTGATACGTCAGATGACTATAAATCAGAAGAAAATAGTGAAATAGTAGAGATTCTAAGAAAATCATTATTAGAAGGTGACGATAAATCGATAGAAAATCAGGGGTTATCTGTTATTAGAATTATTAGAGTTCTAACAAATATTATGGGTATAAAATTGTCTAACAGCGATGAACTAAGTGTTCTAACTCTATCTAATTCAATTGAAACATCTAAAATTAAAAATAAATCTGCGTGGATACGTGCTGCAAAACAGAAACAGAAAAAAGCAAGTAATTCCTTTTTAGAATCAGCTTACAATAATTATAGAATCAGAACTATTATACTCTATACAGCTTCTATTTTATTCCTATTTATACAATCAAGTGAAACAGACTATATTATTACTAAAACCTTTTCTAGATGTAAACCTTCTCTTAGAGGGTATCCATTAGATAAAGAAGGAAACAATAAGGAAGGTATCGATTATATCTCTTGTGTATTAGATAGTCTAAGTTCATTAGGTGTAGATTGGTCTAGTATTAAAAAAATAAAAACGAAAGATAATATTATTAAAAAAATAGACGAATTTCGTAATGATAATACAATAAAGTATAGATATGAAAGAAAACGAGAACTCCTTAAAAAACAAGGCAAAGAAATAAAGGAATATTCTTATGAATGGAATGAATTTAGACCACCACTAAATAAATTTGATCTTGATATAAAAGAACTAAAAACATTTAGTAGTATACAAAAACATATCAAATCTGGCGATACTGAAAAGGCCAACGCTGAACTTCAAAAAATAAAGGCATTTGAAAGTAATATTTGTCTTAAACTTATAGAAGAAATCGATGTACAAATAATGGAAAACGAACTTGTTAACAAAAAATTTACTCCTAATCCTCTTGATAATTTGTGTTGTTTGCAAGAAATAAATAAAACATATAATTATCTCACAGATTTTATTAGCAAGAACAAAAACATACAGGAACTAATCGAAATTATTTATAAATACAACCAAATTAAAAAGGACATCAATAAATTATTAAAGGAATCAAAAATATTTATTCTATCTGAATTAAAGCCTACACTTATTTCATTTAATAGAAATATTGGTAAGGATAGAGATGAATTAACGGAAGAAGATATCCAGAATTTATATGCTAAATTTATTGATACTGGATTTTTTGAAGGACAAAAACATATATATGAACAGAACTATTGTATTCTAACTGGAGAAAATAAAACAGATATAATGTCTAAAAAATATAAAAAAGATGATTATTATAATTTAGTAGATAAAGTAAATAAGAAAAAACTTTTTAATCTCGATAAAACAGTTTACAAAGAAATCGAGGATAAAATCTCGAATGTAATTGATTCTAATATTAAATTGCAGGGTAGCGAATATCTTACCGATTTTAATAGAAAACTAAAGGCGAATAAAAATAAAAAATTAGTATGGGGTGATATGAAAAAACAGATAGAAGTTCTATGTGATGTATTATCAAAACAATTTAGTGAAAAATTAAATATATCCAATCGCGAACCTATCAAAGTAATATTATTATCTCTTGGAGAAAAGAAAAATGTACTTGAATCTGATCTTAAAAATATGGATGAAGAAGAAGCATACACTAAATTTTATATTGACAAAATAAATCTTCTACAGTCATTTACACTCACATAC